CCTACGCGGGAGGTCCAGCGGACTATGTGCCTATCTGCTTATCTACCGATGCTGTTACAAATACTTGGCGTTTTGCCGGAGTAAACTACAACGGTGATCAAATACCTTCTTTCGTCAATGGCTCACCATCTGGAATATACAGCAGAAACACGGCATTTGCCGCGCTTGCTAACGGCAAACCTCAGGTAGTGTCCATGATCAATATGTACACAACCTCTGCTACTGATATGATTTTTGGTGCGTCTACTGCCTCTGCGTTGTATCGTATGTCTGGATGGTGGACTGATGTAATTGTAATTAGAGGTACTATTGGTGATTATATGAGGCAACTCGTAGAGGGGTATCTTGCATGGTCTTGTAGTCAATACGGGGACACCTCATTAATTTCAAATTTAATATCGACCCATCCATTTAAGAATCGTCCTCCATTAATAGGAGATTAATATGGCAATTTTAAGAACTAGATTCCCGTTAATTTATTTTTTAGAACAAAATAATTTGGAATATTGTATTTCATTCTTAGGAGAACAAAATTTTTACTTCGATCCTAATATGACTGAAATAACATTATGTTGGATTGATTGAAAAATAATTATTTATTGTTAAAATACCATAAAGGAAAAATATATGGCCAAATATGTTAATATTATGAATTTTGAAATACGAATGAGACAATTTTGGCTACCTGGACAACCAGCAGTCACTATTCCTGCCCATGGGATTATTGAGGGTCCAGAAGAAATGTTGAAAACTTTTAGTTTTCTAAGACCTTTTTATAACAATACTCAACCTTCTCCTATAATACCAAATAATATTCCAGAAGAAAAAAAAGATGTAATAAGAAATAATATATTGGCAGAAAAATATGGAAAAACCTTTTTTAATGAATTAGAAAAAGAAGGTGTTATAAATACTCCACAACAATTAGAAAAAGAATCTGCAAAAAATCCTACCCCAGAAAAATCTTTTGCCAATGTAGACGATCAAGTGGTTGAAATGCCATTTGATATTACTAATGTTGAAAGTTGGGTAGATTTGACAAGAGAACAAGTTACCCAGGCTGCCAATATACTAAAATTGGATGTTGCTTCCGTAACCGAAACAGGTAGAAAACGCAAGTGGGCTATTATCAAATTGATTAAAAAATATATTGAAGATAATAATCTTTAATTATTATAAATATATCTAAAAGGAAATCTAAATGACTTCAGTTATTGATTATAAAATGTTGAAAATAACTGATCCATTGCCCCATAGGGACGGTGGGGAATTAATTATCAAAAATTTCATAACGGTTGCTGATTATTTAGAAAATAGTGTTTTTATAGATAATACTACACAAAATATCGTAGGAAATAAAATTTTTGATTCATTATCTGTGACAAACATTACTGAAAATAATTTGATAACCGTTGATAATAATGGAAAAATAATATCGTCAAATATATCTACAACCAATGTCGCTACAACTGGTTATGTGACAAATCTTTTTAACAATTTTAAATTATCAGATATATTAACAAATGGAAATATTACTAATGGTAATTCATTGATTGTTTCTATTGGTGATATTTTTTCTCTTGGTGCGTATTCAGTAACGGCTATTTTAAATGAAAATAATCTTATTTCAAATTCCCCCAATGCATTAGCAACGCAAAGTTCTATTAAAACTTATGTTGACACTAAAATAGCAAATATTTCAGGAATTGGCAATATTGATATAATATCAGGGCAAGTATCTAATATCAGTGGTTCTCAAATAATTGATACTGTGGATAATAAAAATTCTATAAAATGGCATATTTTCATTTATGATACAACATTAGACAATTTTAGAAGTGAAGAAATATTATTTGCAACAAATGGTATTCAATGTAAATATAATGAAATCACAACGGAATCTGTCGGTGATACATCAACGGTAACAGTAAGTGCAAATTGTTCAATTAATAGTAATTATTTGTATATCATACCTGTAACAGGAAGTTGGAATATCAAATATATAAGACAAGCGATTTAAAAGGGGCACAAATTATGGCATCCAATATTGTAGTATCTGGTGTCAAAATAGAAAGCCTTAAAAATAATAAGGATAAACTATTAACTATTGATAATTCTGGACAAATTGTTGTAAGTGATTTAACTATTCATGATGTTTTAACTCATGGTCAAAAAGAAATTGAAGATAAATATGTTTTTAATCAAGAAGTATTATTCAAAAAAAATATTATAGTTACTGGCGAAACCATAACAGAAAATAAAAAAATCATCAATCTTAAAAATAATTTTATAATTATTAATTCTGGGGAAGAAGGTGATGGGGTTTCAACTGATATAGCTGGAATTAAAATTGATAGAGGAACTGAACCACCATACTATTTTATATTTAATGAACAAAACAAAACTTTGCAAATTGGTTTAGAAAACAAATTATCTGATATTGTAACGGTAAATAATCAAGAATCTGGTATTGTCTGTTGGGACTCAAGTAAAAAACAATTTATAACTTATAATAATTTATTAGATCATGAACCAATACAACAAAAATTTGATGAATTAAATAAAAAAACAGAAAATTTATTTAAAGTTTTATCAGTTATTGATCAAATGAATGTCCAAAATAAAGTAATGATTGATGAATTATCACCTGTTGTTCAAGATCATTCCCAATCATTATTAACAATTTCTGAAAATCTCAATATACTTAATGAGTCTTTTGAAGAAAATAAAGTATTAAATGATTTTAAATCTATTGTAGAAAATGATTTAAAAACAATCAATGATGATATTCATGATTTAAAAACCGTTAAAAATGATTTAAATAATAAATTAAGATACCATGAAATTTTAGAAATTCAAAATGATATTAAATCGAATACTGACATAAACTTTAAATTTAATGAACCATTAAAAGCAGATAAACATTATTTAATAGAATGCATAATAAATGGAATTGGATATGCAACTACAAGCAAGTTAGAGTGTGTTATTGAAGATTCGTTAGGCAATCCACTTAGTAATAAAGCAATATTAATTCCAGTAACTCACAATCAGCATGTATCATCTGTTAATGTGTGTAAAACTTTAATTAGTAATATTGGTACATTTACAGTTAAAATAAAAAATGCTACATTATGGAAGGAAATATATAATTGTAGTTTAATGGTAATTGAAATATAAGAGGAAACCATGCGCCCATATAGAAAAAAAAGAGAATTAGCGGATTGGATTCGCAGAAAATTAGGTGCACCAATAATAGATGTTTTAATAGACTCTACGCAAATTGACGATTGTATAGATCAAGCGTGTGATTTTTTTGGTGAACATGCAGGCGGAACCGGAAACGTTGATAGCATTATTTTAATTAGTCCAGAACCCGTTTTATTTGATGGAACCGGAAGTCAAACACAACCTGGGCCAAAAGCGGGACGATGGAGAAAAGCAAATACAAATTGCATAGGAACATCAGGAACAAGTGGAACTTCAGCTTGTCCTCCAAATAATTGCGGGGCAGTAAATACAGTTAATTTAGCAAAACCATTAGATTCTTGTGTAAATCCTCTCCCAACATTCCAACAAAATGGTGAATGCTGTCCAACTGATTCTAAATGTCGTGGTCCTGGTTGGTGTGGGGATGGCTATCAAGACCCCCATTGTTTTACGGAAACTGAAAAAGTTGAAATGGATGTTCAAGGTCCGTATTGGGTTGAAGGTGATACCTCAGTTAAACCCGCTCGACAAGGATTTGTGTTTAAATCCATTTATGATGTTCCAAGTGATGTAATTGCTATTAAAGAAAGCCTTGGGGTTGGGTATTATGGGACGAGTGCTTATGGTGCAAATGATGGGGAAGCAATGTTTTCACCTATGCATCTTCTGATACATGGTGGTGGAAATTGGGGTATGAATTCTCCTACATCTTGGGTTGATAATCGTTATGGGTATTGGCATGGGGCTAATGGCGGATTCGTTGATGTTGTTGGGTGGGAAATGGGAATGCAATATTTAGAAATGTTTAGAACTTTATATACTACTAAGATGAGCATAACACTTAAAGAATTAGAACATAAAGTACAAGTATCTCCCGCACCATCACAAAAAGGCGTAATAGCATTCGCTTGTACCAGAAAAGTAGCTGATGAATTTTTATATAACCATCAATGGGTAAGAGAATATGCACAAGCTCTTTGCCTTACCCAAGTTGGGATGAATGCCGCTAAATATTCTAATTTGACCTTTCCTGGTGGCGGTTCAATAAATGCAGAATTATATCTATCACGGGGCGATACATTACGAGAAAAATTAGAACAACAAATTGCTGATGGTATGTATAGTGAACCTCCAAATTTTATAATCGGATGATTATGAATTTTAAAGAATTTAATGAGTCGTTAATTGTTACTGAATCAGAACAAAAGATAAAAGCATCACTATTAATGCACAATCAAATTGTTAAATTTCCAAAAATAGGTTGGATTATTCCATATTCATTGGCCTTTAAAAGAGATATAAATGAAACAACAATAAAAACTTTAAATGATAATTTAACAATACCAGATCCGTATGTAATCCAAAAAGATAAATTCCAAGCAATGTTAGAAGAAGTGTCCTATAGATTATCAAAATTGGGGTTTCGAAAACAAAATCAGAAAATATTATTTATGTCTTTTATTGCTACTAATAAATATTTTATAGAAAAACATTGGAATGTGCGAGCAATAAATCCTAATTTATTTGGGTTTTATATCGAAAAATCAGACACAATTTTTATTAATAAAAATGCTTATCCCTTAAATTCTAAAGCATATATTTCTGGTCTAATACATGAAATTGCTCATGCTATTTGGATTAAACTTCCCAAAGAAACAAAAGATCATTTTATTACAACTTTACAAAATTATCAAACAATAGCAGCAAAAAAATATTATTCCCAATATACAGAAAAACAACCATTAACAAATAAAGAAAAACAAATTGTTTCAAAACAATTTAAAGAAAATTTGACTAATAATTTACAAAAAGATGTTAATCTTATTATTGATATTATAAGTACTGCAATAAATAATACTTATAATATCCCAACATCAACGGTAAAATCTCAAATATCAAGAAAAATTTTAATGATTGTCAGAAACAATCCAAAAATTCTTTATACAAATATTAATAAATTATTAAATGATATAACTGTTACAAAACAAATTGATAATGATGAAGAATCAATAAAATCCCATATTGTTCAAAAAGGAATAATGCCATCCAGTTATAGTTTAAAAAATCATGAAGAATCTTTTTCGGAATTAATTTCATATGCAGCAGAAGATATTACAAAAATTCCCAAAGAATTAAAAAATCTATTAATTGGTATTATCTCCAAAATAATATAAATAATAATTATGGCTGGAGCATCAGACCCTTTTCGTTGGAAACGCTATTTTGGTCAATTTTCTGGCGATTATGATAATAATCGTGAAATTGAAACCTATGATAGTTTGATGGCTGAATATGCTGGTATTGCCGGTGTCCCTATAATTTATTACACCATAAATGTCGATCAATATAAAAATGGAATAAATATAGCTACAGGAGAAAATTCTTCACCATTATGGGATAGAGCTATCCAATTAACAGCATTACAAGAAAACTGGTCTAACGAAGCACAAAAAATAACAACTTTTAATTTAGAAAATATTGATGAATTGGTTTTATTTATTCATAGATCAACCTTTGATAAATTAATTGGGCCAAGGTCTGAAAATACTCCGGTACAAGGACCAAACCTAACCCCAAGACCAACTAGAAGGGGTGGATATGGCCCCATTACTAAAGATATTGTTAAAACTTTAAATAATGATTTATATTATGAAGTTATAACTGGTGGTTTGCATTTCCTTGAATCAAATGCACAACATTTTGGACATAAATTTTGGTATAAATTAACATTAAAACCAAGAGAACCATCAGCCCCTATTATTGGAACTGGCGAACAATATGGATTATCACAACAAACCATGACATTAGAACAATTAGCTTTGAGCAAAGGTTTGCCTGCGGATTATTACAAAGGAAATTCACAATTTGTTATACCGACTCCATCTTGCGATGACTTATTACAACCATATCCAGATCCAGAATTGGCGGGAACCGTGCCTCCATCTTCTAGTAATCCAGATTCTTGTGGAAGAATAAATTATCAAACCACAGGTGGAAATATTGGCCCCCTTTCTGAAATTCCTGATGATTATTATCTACCAGATGGCAGAATTGCAGATAAATACCGGGTCGAAGGACCAAAATCATTCAGCAATTCCTCAGATACAGCTAAAGTTCAAACCCATGCAGAAACCGTCATTGATCCACAATCAAATCTAACAGTAACTAAAGATCTTCCTTCTGGAAGACAAGGAACATTTAACGAACAAAGCATTCCCATTTATGTTGATACTGGCGAACCTATTCCAGCTAACTCAGAAGACTATAGAAACTTTATTGGATATAATAAATATGGGCCTTCTGGAAAAGTTGTAAGACATAGCAGAGAATTATGGGGTGATTGGTGATAATTTTTTAAAAAATAATAAAATGATATATAAATAAATTATAACACATCAAGGAGTCATTATGGAAAAATTACTATTTAATGCTAATGTTATTGGAAAAAAAATCCATAAAATATTTGAAAATGCTAACCCATTTATTCCCGTTAATCCAGAATTAAATGGGGGAAAAAAAGAAATAGAAACTCCTGATATGGAAAATGGGGAAATAGAAGATACTGATGCTGAAGAGACTGGCGAAAATGGTGAGAATGGTGAGAAAAAAGAACATGAAATTATTGATGAATTATCTGATGCTGCTGATGAAATTAAATCTGCGGTCGATATGATTAAAGCCTCTGAAGAATTAGAACATGATAATACTATTGATAAAGAAACTCATGAAAAAATTGAAGCAAAAGCCTCTGAAAAAATAGAACAAGCTAAACAAAAATTACAATCATTCCATGATGAATTTAAAAATGCTGAAAATAAAGAAAATACTGGAATGACAACTGATACGGGAATGCCTCAACCTGAACCCGAAAAAGAAAATGGCGATGAAGAATCTGATGATGATCAAGAATCTGAAAAAGATGTAGAAAATACTCAAGATGATTCTGAAGAATCTGATGATGATTCTGATGATGATTCTGATGATGATTCTGAAGAAGATGATGAAAAGGTTCTCATAGATAATAAAAAATGATAATTTGACCCAAAGGGTAATAAAATCATGAAAGATTATTTTTACCCTAAATCATTAGAAACAACTATTGCAGCATTTAATGATCTTTTTAATAATTTAACTATAAGAGTTTTTGATACTAAAGGCGAAATCGTAGGAATTAAACCAGTATCATTTAAAGTTGCTGCTAAAGAAAAAATTGCCGCAATTCTTGAAAGTTCAACGGTTAATGATGTTGATCCACAAATTGAAAACTATTTACCAAAAATATCTTCAACTTTTAAAGGTATGGTTTGGGCCAGAGAAAGAATGTCTGGTAAACATAATACACGATTGGTTAATATCGAATATTATGATTATGGTACATTGGATTCTAATGGAAATCCAATTAAAAGACAATTACAAACTGATATTCAACCAGTTCCTTATGATTTAACATTTGAAATCGTTATCTGGACTAAATATCAAACTGATATGTTCCAAATTCTTGAAAATATTCTCCCATGGTTCGCTCCAGAATTATATGTATCAATAAAAGAAAGAAATTTTGGATTGGAAAGAAAATTTAAAGTTACTCTCAATTCATCAACTGAAAATAATATGTATGAACTAGGAGAAACTGATAGAAGAATATTATTAACAAATCTTAATTTCACCGTTGAAACGGTATTCTATAAACCATTAAAAGTATCAAAAGAAATATTATGCTCTATTATTTCTATTGCTGATGTTCCTTGCAAAAGATCATTGTTTAAAGGTGAAAAAATTATCGCTCAAGATACTTCAGATTTTAATGAATCATTGTTTGAAGTTAATTCAAATGTCGATATTGATACTTTAGATAAAAAAGAAGAATATGATCTTATGGTTAATTATTGGAAATATGCTAATTCTAATATGAATCCAAATCAATATAAATCATGTGTCGATGATAATTGCCAATCCCCATTACCTCCAACACCAGGATGGGATATTAATAATGATTCCGTTATTGATGATCCTCAACCTTCCCCTTGCGAATTAAAACTTAAAAAACCAAAAATATTCATAGATGAAAATACTCAAAATATTACTATTTATTATCAAGAAATGAAAACTGAAAAAATTAATGATACTCAAGAAAGAATGTATATCGTATCATATCAAAAAACCCTTACTCCAATTGGTGATTTATTATCCGGTCCTACTATAATTAATAATGAAGATTATCCAGATTTGCCAATAACTCTGGATCATCTAAATAATCCTTAAAAGGAATAATTATGGATAATCAAAAAAAGAAAAAAAATGTTCCACATGGAACATCTAATAAACCTATAAAATCTATTGATGACCTTGTTAATGAACAAAAAGATGATATCGGTTTCGATCCTGAAGATATTAGTATTATGGAAGAAACTGTTAAAAAATCCCACGAAAAAGTAGAAAGTATTAAAAAACAATTCGAAGTTATTAAAACTTTACCTGATGAAGAATTTTCTAAAACAATGCTTAAACAATTAATAGAACGCGCATCAACTATGCTTGCCGCTTTAGAATCTGAAATAATTGATAACCCCTCTGGTAGAGCCATAGAAACAGCCGCCACTATGGTTACTGCTATCAATAATATTGTCGATTGCTTTAATAAAATGAATACTACTAAAGAAAAATTAGAACTTGAAAAACAAAAAATGATCTCTAAACATAAAAATCCTACTACTCAATTACCACACACAATCTCAAATACTAATAATATACTCGTTGCTGATAATTCCTCAATATTAGATATGCTCGCTAATAATGGGATCGTGCCAGGATTATTTAAAGAGCATCAAAAAAATATTGAACCTAAAAAAGAATAATTATGCCAATCGCTTATGATGACCTGGGAAGAATTAAAAAACCAGGAAAAAAAACTGAATTTACTCAAGAAATGTTAATTGAATATGCTAAATGTATTCAAGACCCTCAATATTTTGCAGAACAATATTATAAAGTTGTGCATCAGTTAGAAGGGGCACAAATTATTAAATTGCGAAGTTATCAAAAAAGAATCCTTACTAACTATTTAAAAGAAAATTTGAATATACTTATGGCGTCCAGACAAGTTGGTAAGTGTGTTCAGGCCAATACGTTAGTGTATATTAGAAATAAATATACTAAAAAAATCGAAACTATTGAAATTGGAAAATTATTTTTAATGATTAAAAAAGAATTGGTTAAAAATAATATTATTGATGTATAAATTTCTTGCATATTTAAATAAATCATTTATAATAAATATCAAATTAATAATATAAAGGAAAAATATGTCAAATAAAAAGATATGCGAAATTTGTGGGGCAAGCATTTTTAAATCGTCAATATATGATCATGTATTGAAATATCATAATTTGACGAAACGAGATTATTTAACTAATTATGTTAAAAGTATTTTTATATCTGAAATTGATGGAGAATGCTTTCAGGATTTATGCCATCTTTCAATTTATTTAAAAAAGAAAGGGGTTAATTTAGAAGAATATTGGCATAAATATTTTAAACCTGAACATCCCGAAATGACAGGATTCTGTAAACAATGTAATAAAAAATTAAAATTTAACGGTTTGGGGCAAGGATATTCGATATTTTGTGGATTTTCTTGTTCTACAAAATGGTATGCTGAAAACACAGATCGAATTGAAAAGGCTATGAATACTCTCAGACAAGAAAAAGAAAATAACCCAAATTATCAATTACAACCTGTTCAAATTAAATATTGGATTAATAAAGGTTATTCTGAAGTTGAAGCTAAAAAACTTGTTAGTGAAAGACAAAAAACCTTTACACTTGAAAAATGTATTAAAAAATATGGGGAAGAAGAAGGAATTAAAAAATGGAAATCCAGACAAGACAAATGGCAAAATACATTAAAATCTAAACCTTTAGAAGAACAAATCCGAATTAATAAAGCAAAATTTAATAATGGAGTTGGATTTTCAAAAATTTCTCAAAAAATATTTTGGGAAATATATAATTATAATATCGCAACAATGGTTAACTTGGATGTTTATTTTGCGGAATTAAATAAAGATGAAAATGATATTATGGATTCCAGTGGTACTAGCCATGAATATTGTTTAGTTGACGAATATAATAAATTTTATTTTTTAGATTTTTATATAAAAAAATTAAATCTTTTAATAGAATTTGATGGGGATTATTGGCATAATGTAAGAGGAAATAAAGAACGCGATGCAATACGAGAGAAAAATATATTAACGGTATTGCCAGGATTAAAAATAATAAGAATTTCTGAAAAAGAATATAAAGAAAAATCTAGTATAATATTAGAATCCATAAAAAACGATATAAATGCGAGAATTGAGGAATATGGACTTGACATTAAATATTGAGAGAAAGTTTACCCAAGTTTTTGATGTTGAAGATTATGATATTTTAACTCCGCAAGGTTGGAAACCTATATCTAAAATAATGGAAACTGTACCATATGATGTTTGGTATGTCGAATTGGAAAATGGTGATAATTTAAAATGTGCAGACACCCATATATTATACACAGAAAATCACACTCAAATATTTGCTAAAAATATTATTATTGGTCAACTTATTGAAACTGATACTGGATATCATAAATGTATTAAATTAGAAAAATTAGATATTCCTCCTGAAAATATGTATGATATTGAAGTTGATTCAATAGAACATGAATTGTATACAAATAATTTTGTAAGTCACAATACGGTTTGTACTGCTATTTTTATATTATGGTTTTCTTGTTTTCAAAAAGATAAAACCGTTGCAATATTAGCAAACAAAGAAAAAACAGCCAAAAGTATATTAGAAGAAATAAAATATGCTTACGAAAATTTACCAGAATGGATAAAACCAGGAATTGAAGAATATAATGCAACATCCGTTCAATTTGATAATGGGTGTAAAATATTAGCAGCCGCCACATCAAAAGATTCGATTCGTGGTGAATCTATTGCATTACTAGCATTGGATGAATTTGCTCACGTTGCTCCTGAAAAAGTTGATGAATTTTGGACTGGTATTATTCCCACCATATCAACAGGTGGTCGTTGTATTATTGTATCCACCCCCAAAGGTACGGGTAACTTATTTTATAAACTTTGGATGGATGCTACGACAAAATCTGGGTCATTTCCATTTCATCCTACATTAGTACATTGGTCTGAAGTTCCAGGTAGAGACGAGGAATGGGCCAGACAACAAAAAGCGATTATTGGCGAACAACAATTTCAGCAAGAATACAACTGTCAATTCCAAGGTTCTACAATTACACTAGTTAGTTCTGAATTCATGTTAAAATATTTAAAATCAAAACCTCCGGTTGCTACTCCTGATGATTATACCAAAATGTGGGTTGATGGTGTTGAAAAAGATCATATATATGTGGTTTGTGCTGATATTGGTGCTGGGGTTGGGTCTGATTTTTCAATTATTAACGTTTTTGATCTTACATATTATATAATGAGTAACAAAAAAGATCCAATAAAACAGGTTGCTATTTGGAGACATAATGGTATTACTCCTACAGAATTCACCAATTATGTTTATAATAGTTTAAAATATTGGAATGATGCGTATATTATTTGCGAGGTTAATCCTGGTGGTTATGGTGATGATTTAATTAATGATTTATTTAATACCTATAATTATGAAAATATTTTTATAGATATTGAGAAGGGTAGGAAGGGATTATTTTCGACAAAATCATCTAAACCCAAGTCTGCCAAATGGTTTAAAGAAGATTTAGAAGGGTTTAAGATTATTTTAAATGATAGTGAAACGATTAATGAGATTACATATTTTGAAGAAGTTAAGGAAAATGTATTTAAAGCTAAAGCGGGTCGTAATTTACATGATGATTGTGTAATAACATGTTTACATTTAGCATTTTTCATACATTCTACATATTTTGATGGTGAATTATTTGATTATTTAAACAAGATGAATCCGAAGGCAGAAGTTGAAGATGCTTCTATTAAAAATTCTTTAGATTCTTCGGTATCGACCAATGAAGAGAATATAGATTTATCATCAGCATTTGAAGCGATATTAGATGATCCTGTAGATGAAAATGATGATAATTGGTTAGAACGTGATGAAATGAATATATATCGTAGACGGATGAATATTTAACAAATAATATATTATATATTCTTTTTTAATATTTTAGCATAATTTTATAGTTTCTTATTATAAATAATAATAGACAATAATATATTATGCCCGAAATAAGGAGTACATTTCATGCCTCAAAATCTTTCTCCTTCAGTTGATATCAATGAAAAGGACTATACTCAAATTGTGCCATCTGTAACCAGTTCAGTTGGGGCAATGGTTATTCATGCTGCCAAAGGTGCATTAAATACTAGAGTTTTATTAACTAATACATCTGATTTAGAAGAGAAATTTGGTCGTCCTGCTGACTATAATTTTACCCATTGGTTTACTGCTGAAGCATTTTTAAAACAATCAAATCAATTATATGCTGTTCGTATAGAAGATGTTACTAAAGCTGTTCCTGGTTTAACTGTTGGAACATCATCAACTACTGCTGGTGATGTTGTAATTTTAGAAAACACAAGCAAGAAAGCTGAATTATTTCCATTAGGTTATACAAATATTAAAGAATTTGAAGCGAAGAAGGATTATTCAAAGAATCCAGATTTACCTCCTTCTGATCCTGATTCTTTAGATTATGCTGGTAACAATTTACTTGATGGTGAAAATTATCACTTTTATGCTGTTGGTCCTGGGTCATACTATGAAGGAATTTCTGTATTAGTTGTTAATAAGACTGACTTTGATCTTATAAGAGATCTTAAAGATGAATTGGCTGAAGCAAGCACAACTGAAGATCAAAATGATATAGCTGAAAAATATTACTATGGGACTCCTGCTACTACTGCTGCACCTGAAGTTGAATATTTATCAAATTCATTAACCAAATATGATATTTTAACTCCACCTGTTACAGTTGGCGATGATTGGACTGTCAATACCAATGTATTAACTGCTATAACTGGTTTTGAATATGGTCCTGCTGAACCAGATGAAGCTATCTTAATAGTGTTTGATGAATTTAATGCTCCTGTTGAACAATATCTTTTCTCAAATAATAAAGATAAAAAAGATACTCTTGGTAATAGTATGTTTGGTCCTACCTTAGTTAATGGAAATTCTGAATATATTTACTTTTATATTGGCAACAATGAAGCTACCGCATCTGGTATAACGTTAGTATCAACCCGTAGAACCTTCTTAGGGTTTACTGATTATGATGCGGCAAATAATTTTGATAAATTAACTGGTGAAGTTTCTGGTACTGGAATTGGTGATTTAACTGGTGAAATAATGACTGCATGGCAAGAACATTTTACCAATCCAGAAAGTCTTGAAGTTGATCTTTTAATTGATCCAGATTATGTCGATGAAATCAAACGTTATATAGATCAAATTGCAAGGGATATTAGAAAAGATTGTTTTGCTATTTTAAATGTAAGACAAGAGAAAATTCAAAATACTACAACTTTTAAACCTGTTGCAAATCCTTATACCACCATGAAAGATTATGTTGCCAATACTTTAAAAATAAATAGTTCGTATTCCGCTATTTATGGAAACTACTTTAAGATTTATGATAGATTTGCTGAAAAAGAACGTTGGGTTCCTGTTACTGGTTTCGTTGCTGCTGTTATGGCATATACTGATTTTAATGATGCCCAATGGTTTGCTCCTGCTGGTTTAAATCGTGGTATAATTTCTAATGTTACCGACATTGCGGTGAATCCAAATAAAGGCCAAAGAGATATTTTATATTACAATAGAATAAATCCAATAGTCAATTTTACTGGTGAAGGTATTGTAATATGGGGTCAAAAAACCTTACAATCAACTGCAAGTGCCTTCGATAGAATAAATGTTAGACGGTTATTCTTACATCTTGAAAAGAGCATCAAAAAGATGGCAAGATTCTTCTTGTTTGAATTTAATGATGATTTCTCAAGATCCCGTTTCCGTGGAATCACAAACCCATTCTTATCTGGCGTTAAAGCTAGACGTGGCGTTTATGATTATTTAGTTGTATGTGATGAATCAAATAATACCGCACAAGTTATTGACAGCAATGAATTTAGAGCCGAAATATTAATCAAGCCTTCACGGGCTATTGAATTTATCAAACTAACATTTACTGCTGTTGGAACTGGTGTTGAGTTTAGTGAAGTCGTTGCAAAAGCCTGATTTAAGGAGAAAATAAATGCCAATAGCTGACCAACCCTTTAACTTGCATTCATTTAGACAAGTCATTGGTGATCCGGCGCGTCCATATTTATTCATTGTTCATATTCCTGAGATTGGGACTGATGTAACAATGACTTCATTAGCTAAATCTGCGTCATTGCCGGGATTTCAATTAGGCAAAGTTAATGTAGCTTTCCAAGGTATGAATATTAAAATAGGTGCGCCCCCTTCAGATATTCCAGATTGGAAAGTTGAATTTATTTGTGATGAAGCGCATGAATTGAGAAATATATTTATGCGTTGGCAATCTTTAGTATATGATCCTGGTACAATGCTTTTGAGTCATTCTAATAGTTATAAATCTGATCAAATTGGTGTTGCTCAAATGGCTAGAAATGGTCAAAAAGTTGCTATTTTTAATCTTATTGGTGCATTTCCAGCAAATGTATCTGAAATAACTGTAGCGCAAGATCAAGGCCAAGCAATCGAAACTTTTAGCGTTGATTTTTCTATGGATTATTATGTTAAGGTTGCTAACTTTGGCGATGATGCTACTGGTGTTGCTCCCTTTATCAGAACTGCACAATCAGTTAGAATTGATCGTGGTGCCCCGCCTCCTGGCGGTCAATGGATTACCCCATTTAATCCTCAATAATTTTTGATTATTTTTTATAATTTTAAACCCTTTGTATTATTACAAAGGGTTTTTTATTATTTTGCGAAATAATTTTAAAAAGTTTTATTAATTGATATAATTAATAATAGGAGAATATTTTTATGTCAATGAAATTCAATGATTTAAAGAATGCATTTTCAAAGAAAGAAATAGGTCAAGATGTAGTAGAATTACTATCTTCTCCTAATAAAGCAAGTATCAAAGGTATGACAACTAAAGATATAAAGGAAGTATTAAAAGCGATAGAGAAGCAAGATGAATATTTGATTCAACAAGCATTTGATGCTATTTTAGACCGTTGTGTCGTAGATTTAGACGGTGGGCCTTTTGATGTTAATGCTCTCTTAAGTCAAGATCGTTATTATTTACTTTTAAAAATTCGACAAAAGACTACAGGTGATGTATGTAAAATTAATCATCCGTGTCCAGTAAGTAAAAAGATGGTAGAAGGAATAACCATTGATTTGGGAAATTGTTTACAAGTTAAGAAATTTGAAGGCGAGTCTCTATTTAAAGAATATTCATTAAAAGATAATATAAAGATGACATTGGGACCAATTACAAGAGGCGAAGAAAAAATTATTGAAAAGTATTTAAAAAAGATAAAGGACGGTAATTCTATTATTGAAAGACGATATGCGACTTATGCTGCATTAGTTAAGGATATCTATATTAAAAATGATAAAGAATTTGAAAAGGTTGATATGGTTTTTGATGATAAGATTAAATTTATTACCGAATGTTGTTCAAATGTTGAATTGAAACTTATTGATGAATTTATTAAAGAATTAGATTTTGGTGCTACAATTAAATTCCATTTCAAATCAGATGATTATGAAAATGAGAATGAAGAGGTGAATTTAATAAGTTTTTTTATTATGTAATATCTTTAAATAGAAAAGATTGTATTCATCCATTATTTTATACATTATTTGGCCAAGAACATTATGTAAAATACATGAATGATGCAATATTATTAATGGAATATTCTGAAGGTAAATTTTCATATAATGATATTGATAATTTATATGTTGAAGAATTGCCGTATTTAACTGCTCAATTTAAACAATTATATGATCAAAAACAGAATAATAAGCAAGAATATATAAAAGGTATTATGGAATTTGTCAATGCTCGGGTTGATGTATTATTTAAATTATTATCTGGCAAAAAAATATAAATAATCAGTAATGGTAAATTATTTTAATAATTTTAAAGAAATGATTGAAAATTCTTTGAAAAATCAAAGAAGTGAATCTCCTATTATCGAAAATACTCCTGATGATACTATTATTTTAAAAAATATTGAAGATAATGTTGAAATAATTTTGGATAATATTGAAAAAAATAGTAATATTAAAGATGATATTGAAATTAAAAAAAGTAATGAACAAATTATTGAAACATTTGAAAAAAATCAAAAAATTATTGATAATATTATTGATAAATCAGAAGATGTTTCAGATACTATAACATTATTATCAGATACCGAAGATAATATAGAAATAATTATAGAAAATGAAGAAAAAATTAAAAAACAAAATGAAATAATTTTTAATAATTTTGATAATTATCATAAAAAAACAAATATTTTTATTAGAAGTTATAAGAATAGTATAGAAAATTATACTAAAATGATTGATATAATTAAAACTAAAATAAACAAATCTAAAGATACTATAGGAAAACAATTTAATAATTGGATAGATCATATAGATTCAAAATTTGATAAGATTATTTCTAATGTTAAAAAGATTAATATAAAGACAATAGAGAATTATTTTGATACATTAGCCAAGAAGGAACCAATAACTTGTCGGATGGCAAATTTTGTTAAAGAGAAGTTAGGTAATTTTTTTGAAAAATATGCAACCCCGATATTTAATTTTTTTTCATTTGAATTTGAAACCGTTAAGAATGTATTAACATTTATAGGAAAATCAGGATTTAAAATATTTTCATGGATAATGAATATTGGAACCTTTGTTGTTGAAAAATTATGGTCAACTATAAAATGGTTATCAAAAATTGGTTGGGAATTTATATCAACAACGTTTAATGTTATTTCAAGTTTAGCCAAGAAGGGGTTCAATTTTTTCATGGATATAATGATAGAAGTATTATCAAATCCATTAGTAGTATTAGCTATTGGAGTTGCAATTTGGTGGAAAGGTTCTGCTATAATTAAATTTTTTAAAGATTATATTCAACCCTTAATAGGAAAATTTTGGGATACGTTAAAATCATCATTTGAAAAAGTATTTGCGACTACCAATGATTTTTTAATTAATATTGGATTAACAGAAGATAGAAAGAATACAATTTGGAGTTATTTTGATGATATATTTACATTTGTATTTAATAATAATGTTGTTAAAGGTTGGATTGATACGACTTTTATGACCTTATTTGGTATGTCTTATACAGATATGTATAATGTTACATCATCTTGGGTTTCTGATACAATTAAAACCTCTTGGAATAAATTTAAAGAATTTTGGGATGATGTTGAAGTTGGAAATTTATCTGAACAATTTATGGATTTCGTTAAAGATTGGAAACTTGTTTGGAATGTTTTAACAAGAGGGACCACATTTCAGACAGAAATTCAAAGAATGGATTTGCAAGATGCTATTCCTGATTTGATAAAAAATAAATTGTTAGATTATACGCAAATGATGACACAATCTATAGTTGCGTCAAAAATAGCAAGTACCCCGATTACTAAAATAGATATTGGTGGTATTCAAAAACTAAAAAACGTAGTATTAAATGAAGTTAATACATCTATTGACAATTTAATTTTAAAATTTTCTGATTATGATCTAACTAATTTACAATCATATCTTAAAATTAAAGCGAAACAATCATTAGATTCTTTAGATTTATCTAAAATGTTATCCATGGATAAAGAAAAATTGAAAGATGAAAGTGTTCTTCTAGAATCATCTATTAATTTATTTCGTCAGAATATTTTAACTGATACAAAAAATTTAACAGAAATGGTTAATACGGCAACAGATTTAACAGATGCAACCAATAAATTAATTAAATTAACATCAATGACTATAGAAAGTTTTAGTAGTATAACCCCCCAAATTGTTGGATATATAGAAGATTATAAAAAAAGTGCTATGGAATTGAATGATAGATTAATGGTATCAGCAGAAACAATTAATTATAATTTAAATGATAATATTAATAAATTATACAATAAAGATGTTTCATTACTTAAATCCCGCGAATTTATTAAAGAATATTTTAGATTAATATCAATAATGGCAATTGCTACTAATCAAAATGATTTCGAATCCGCAACACAACAATTTGGGTCATTATTTCAAAAATTTGGATTGCCAATAACTACATATGAAGCGAGTATTATCACTAAATTTAATAAATTTAATATTATAAATGAACAACTTAATACATTATTATTAAAAGGTGTATTAATGGAATGGAATAAAGATTTATCAAAAAAGAGAATAAGTTTTGATAAATCTTTAAATTTTGCTGAAATTCCGAATTATGGATTATCATTACAACAAATACAAAAGGCATATGAATTAGGAATGATGTTGGGGCATTCTCAATTTTTCTCTGAATTGCATCCAATGCTTCAAGCGCAAATATATACTGATCTACTATCAAAAGAATCAGAATTAAAATATGAAAAATTTAAACATCTAATTAAATATTATTATGAAAAAGATGGTTTTGTTAATTATGAATGGGTTAAAAAAGAAGCAGAACGTGTTGGACCTTATAGCATAAATCCAAATTCTGTTGAACAAATGGAAGTTGGAAAATATGTGACCAAACCAACTTTAGCATTAATTGGCGAAGGAAAATCGCCTGAATTAGTTGTTCCTATGAATAAAAAAGGTATTGAATTTATATATCAGACAATACAAGATAAGTTAGACACATACATTTCAGATACTCATAAAGATAATATACAAGTTATTCAAGAATATTCAAATTCAATTATCTCACAACCTGACGAAATGATTTTCAATCTTAAAAATTTAGCTATGGGGGTTATTAATAAATGACACCCGACGTAGCATTGACAATACTAAAATTAGAACTTAAAAAATTAAAATCTGAAGATATTCCAAAAAGTATTTTAGAAAATAATATCGAAAAAATTGAAACTATTCATGAAAATACTTCTAAATTGAAATCAGAAGTACATGATTATAATAATGAATTGCAAGAATATCTAGATGACCAAAATAAAGAGTTAGAAAATGCTCAAAAGCATTTAAATGATAATAATACTATCATTCTTAAAACTACCAATAATATTGAAATTAATGTTGATGATGCTATTGAAGCATCTAAAGAAAATTTAGATGAATTAAAATTAAAACCAGACGAAATTAATATTCATATAGATAATCAAGAAAAAGAAAAAACTATTATTACTAATAAAAATACAATTTTACAAGAAAAAACAAAATATTTTAATTCAATTACTGATATTCTTCGTAATCATTTAAATATTATCAAAAATTATTTACAAAATGATTTTTTAAATAAAGAAAAACAATTATCAACAAAAATAATGAATGATTTAGTTTCGATAAAAAATGTATTTAAAAATATATCTTTAATTGGTCTTGGTAATATTATGTGCGTTATTGATATAGGATGGGGTTTAATTAAAAATACTTACAAATATTTATTGTCCAAGCCTATTGCTTTTATATATAAGAAATTAGATTCCGCATTATTATCTATTCCTATAATTAGTGCAATGTGGTCAACATTAAAAACTATTGTATATTGGAGTGTTGCGTATCCAATAAAAAAGTTTATATCATTTAGTATGTCTGCCTTATCTTATGTTTGGAAAGGCATATCAGTTATTTTTAATGTTGGATATGCGGTGGTCGAAAAGGTGGTTTCTATCGTGGGTACTGGATTGTATTATTTTGGAAGGTGGTGGACTTCCTTATTAATTAAAAGTTTGTCAAATCCTTTTTATTGGGTACTTGGCATACCTATGCTTATATTTACCTTTGGTACAATTTTAAATGCAATAACAACCTCTTCTATTTTTATTGATTGGATAGTTAAAGTATTATTTACGTCTTTTAATATAGGAAAAACCATTGGTGGATTTTTATGGGATACCGTTGATTCTATTTTTACTTGGATAAAAAATTATATATTCTTTTATACAGATTTTAATGATATGTTTAACAATACCTTTAAATCAATTGAAGGATTATTTGTATATATGTTAGGAAAAGATAATGTTGATATATTTAAAAATTGGTATAATACTGGAAAAGAATGGGTAATCTGGATTAAAAATACTTCAATTAAAGTTCTTAATTATATTACTCCATTTTTTACTATGATTGGGGGATTTTTAAAAGAAATTCAAACAGAAGGATTTTTAGTTTGGATAGTTAATCAATTTGAAAAATTCAATTTTGGTTATGGAGAACCATTTAAACAACAATTTCTTAGTTGGATTAAAGAAAAAATAGGGGCAAAATATACCGCACCATATATTTTAACTAAAAAAGAATTGAAAAAAGTATCAAAAGATTTATCACAAGATTTATTAATTCAATATTATCTTAATTATGAAAATTTAAATATTCCTCCTGATTTAATATTACAAAAAATTTCTAAAGAAAATATCCCAGAATTGCGAGAATTATTTAAAGATTCTTTATCAGAATATTCAATATCACAATTATTAGATAATTTACCTCAACAAATTGAATTGTTTAAACGTGGACAATTACCTATAGCTTCGGCACAACAAATTCAACAACGTATGCAATATCGTCAAAATTTACAAATAATTCAAAAACATATGAAATCATTAAAAATGTCTGATACTACCTTTAAAGATTTAACACAAAATCTTAAAATATTAACAGAAAATTCTAAAAATATCAAAAATCAACATACCAATCAAATATTGACTATAGATACTATTAACGATCAAATTGTTTCAAAAATAAATAACATAAATGAAAAACATAATGCTTTATCAAAAATTACTGATACTTTAAAAAATGAATTAGAAGAAATGAATCCAAAACAATTAGCAGAAAGTTTAAGAGATTGGTCTGTTTTAGGGGTTCAACCGTGGAAACTGACTGAAGATGTTTTTGCAACTGGATTAGCTACCGGAATTAATATTTTAACCCCCACTCAAAGACAACATCATGAACGATATGATGCAAAAATGACAAAATTATTATATGAGGCAGATACATCAACCCAAGAAATGTCTATAAATAAAGCATTTTCTTCAAATCCTTATACAAAATATTTTTTTAATGATTTTGTAAAATCTTTATTTAATAATGCTTATAATAATACTGCTTTTAAAATAAATCCATTAAATATGCCATATTCAAATGAATATTTACAATCTAAATCTGAAAATAAAACTTCAGATATTGAGATTCCTAAAACATTTAACATTACAAAACATGAAAATGGCGGAATTTTAGGTACTGGTGTGATGAATCTTGATAATCAAACATTAGAATATGTAAAAAATCAAACAAAAGATATTGATATAGATTTTGATAAAATAACTAATAATAACACCAAAAAAATAATTTATAAAAAAATAAGCCAACCAACCCCAATATCAGGGGAAACTTATGAACTATACACCATGAAACAATTGGCAAAATCCATCATAGAAATATAAATTATTATAAAGAGGCAAAACTATGGATGACAGACCACCCCCACAAAAAACCCCCTATGGCACAATTACTAATGAAACATTAACTGATATTTATGATGGTAAAAATACGTCTCCTAATACTCCAATTACCAATATTAATACTGGTGAGGACATAAATTATAATAATCTTGAATTAAGTGCTGTTGATTCAAAACAATATGTATATACTCGTCCATCAACTGATACATCTAATGAACCAGTAACATTTGAAGAAGCAAAAACTATTAAATTTAAAAAAGATAAAGCTGAAGAAACCTATGCTTTAGAACAAAAAAAATTAGAAAATATTTATTATAGAAAATCAATAGAATATAATAATAATCCAGAATCAATTAAAAACGATCCGGCAATAATTGCACAAAATGAAAAAGTAAACGAATCTAAAGAAAAGTTGGCAGATATTAATCAGACTATTACAAATGCTAGTACTGCTCCTGATGGTGAAGTTAATTTGTTAAAAGCCGGGTTAACTGCTCAAGATATAGATAATGCTAAAAAACAAGAATCTTTAAATGTTGCCGGAAATGTAACTACTAAATCTGATTTAGGAAATTTAGCAAAAACAGCAAATTCAGAAAATGTTGGAAAACGCCAAACTGGTTTTGAAAATGTTAATAATTCGGCCCCATTTTATTTTCAAATGCCAACATTAAAATCTATTACAGACTTTAGAATGAAAAATGGATATAGTCCATACGGGGCAAAAGGATCTGGAGAAATCGCAAGAGACGCAGTTCATTTTTCTATGTTTGATTTGAATCCGCCAGCACCAAGAGCAAATATAAACTCAAATAATATAATAACTAATGAAGTAAGAGATCAAGGTACAAATTTAATAGGAACTTTTACTATTTATCCAAATAATCAGGATTGGCTTTCTTTATCACATACTCATAAATGGGGTAATGATATGTTATCATCTATTGTAAATACAGCCAATACTGCTCTGGGGCTTGTTGATAATCTTCAATCATTAATTTCATTGGCTGGAAACATTACAGAAGGAGCAACATTAAATCAAGAACAAGCAGCCTCACAAAGAATCTCAAGAAAAATTGATATGATTGATACTTATCAGTCAAGTGAAAAATTGACAGTTAATATACCATTTATATTGTTTACCAAAGATAATTTTTTGGAAGATGTATATAAACCTTTATTACTTCTTACTGCAATGACATATCCAAAACGATTAATTTCTGGTGATTTATTTTCGGACATTGAAAAATTATTAACTCAAGCTGACGATGCTTCAAAAAATTTAAATGAAGAAAACCTATTTAAATCAGCATTGACCACCGCAACTGGCGCTACTAGAGAATTCGTAAAAAATAATAAAAATGCGGCAAATGATTTTGAAAAAAATGCCGGAAAATTGGGAGGTTATGGATTATTTAGATATAATGTATCAAAACGACCAGAATATATGACAATGAGACACGCTTCGGGATTAATATATTTTCCGTTAGCATACATAGATAGTATTAAATACACCTTTAAAGGCCCATGGTATAATTATAATGGACAACCATTTAGCAATGCCTCAACAACTGGTCAAATAGAAAAAGTATTATTGAATGGTTTAGACAATATTAATGCAACTTCTGGCGGGGGGGCGTTTGATAGATTTGGAAGAAATATAAAAAATACCTTTACCCAACTTGGACAAAATTTCCAAAATGCTGGATTGGCAGTTAGAAATGAAGGTCAACTTGCCGCTAGAAATATAGTTGGAAATAAAATCCCCCAACCTCAAGTAGGCCCAATAGGAACCTCATTCCATTCAACCCCAACCAACCCCAACATTATTCCCGGCGATCCAGATTATAAAATGATGGTAGCGTATCCATCCCAAGCTGAAGTTTCGATTACCGTTAGAAACGCAGCCCCTTTATTTAGGGATGATTTTATGCAATTGTTTTTTGGTGCCTCAAATGAACAAGATTTAGTAAATGTTACTGTCCAGCAAACAGGACAAGGCAATTTAATAACTCCATCTGGTGAAACAATTCGGCGTCCAGTAGGTATGAATGCTGGAGACTTGCCTAGACCAACTAAGGGCATTTCGACCCAAAAAAATACTGCTGTTAATGCTAAAACTGCAACTAAATCATCAACAGGACAATAAATATGCCATATAATAATATTCCGCCCACAAGTTTCATGAATTTATTTAAAGAGATTGTATATGATAAAATACAATCTCCAAAACCAATGTTAGACATTTGGGATGCAATTCAAATTGGAGGATTTAATAAAAATCAATTGAGATATTTTCAAATGCATAAAGTATCTGTTGGCGAAACTTGGGTTTCTCTATCAAAATATTATTATAATGATGAAAGATTATGGTGGGTAATTCCATTATTCAATGATGTATTTGATCCATTTATTATTTTTGATGATGAAATAAAATCTTCTGAAATAGAAATGTTACAGGTTTTACGAAATGAATACATTAATGAATTATTATTATTAGCAAGACAACAGAAAATAAATAACAATCCGAATAAAATAGATAAATTTGAAGGATAAACTATGGTTGACGGAATCCAACAATTAGATGAAATTTCTATAAGTTGTTATTTAAACAGAGGGCCAAATTTTAAATATTTAAAAAATGATGAATTGTTAAACGCTAAAAATTATTTAGGAAACCCAATATCAATAGAAATTCATTCATCAATTAATGGATTTTACAGGTATGGAAGTATTACTTTTCATGATACTATAGGATTTAGAGAAACCCTACCATTAACCGGAAATGATATATTAACGGTATTTTATAAAAATAAGCATAATGTGAATGATTCATTAACGGGAAGATTAATTCATTTTAATATTTTTGATATGGAAGAAATCCAACTTAGACCAGCATCATCAAAAGAAGAACGGCATACATTAAAAGCAATAAAAATGCATATTATTGAAGCACCATTTTATCTATTTTTAAATACATCAAAAATTAAAAAAATATATGGAACATCATCAGGAACAGGAAATGATAAATTATTATCAATTTCTGATATTGTCGAAGAAATTTTTAGAGGAATATTTAATTCTAATTCTGAATTGATGGAATATTTTAATTTTTATTTTCAAACAACTAAAAAAATTAGTGGACAATTTTGTAATCCTAATTGGAATCATCAAAAATTCATAAAATATTTATTAGATTATGCTTCTGATAAGAATAATAGAGGTAATTTTAAATTATTTACTACCTCTGATATTCAATCCGGAAAGATTAATATTGTTTTGAGAAATCCCACCCATATGTATTCATTACCATTTAAAGGTAAAATTTATGAATATTTTTTAAGTGATGAATCGACTTTAAATAATACAGATATATCAAATCCTTTAAATCAAATTGCGAATCAAAAATTAAATACTATTTATTATTATAAATTTTTAAATTATGATTTAAGTGCTATTACATCAGGATTTGGTGGTGGTACTATATATAATTATAATTATTTAAATGGAAATTATTCTGAAATTTGTAATACTTATACAAATATAAATACAAAATTGCCAACCACCAGTAATTATTTAATATGGAAGGATGAAATATCAAATTGGAATAATCAGGTATATTATGATGGTTCAATGAGTGAGTTTTTATCTACAGATTATTTAAAAAATAAGATATTGGATAATCATCATCAATTAAGATGTATAATTTTGACCCTTATAAATGAAAATATAGAAATTGGTGATGTTATTTTAATAACATTTATGTCAGGAATGGTATCATTTACTAAAGGTGATTCTCATTTAATTGATGAACAAATGTCAGGATATTGGATAGTTGAAGAAATCAATGATATAGTCCATCAGGGTAAAGGTTATAGAAAATATATTTTAATGAAGGATTCATATTTCAATGTATATACGCCAAATGATTTAGATGCTTCTAAGATATTACCTGTAAATAAATCTATTGCTAGTCATGATATAATTTATGATGAAAATGGTGTAAAAAGATTTAAAACCACATATTCAGATAATTATAAAATATATAGTGAAGATGATAAATTTTCTGATAATTCTAATGGAGGATTAGTATTATGAATGATGAAATTACAATATATAATTATTCTGTTTGTGAAATTGAAATTATTATAGAGGAAAATAATTTAATAACATTGGCAATGATTTCTGATGATGATAATGAGATTTTATATAAATAATAAAAAGGACCACAAATGGAAACTGATAAAGTATATAGAAGAGGTAATGCGATAACATTTGTTATTAAACATAAGCCATTTATTGATTTAAGTATACCTCCTAGTGCCAATGATTATAGACCAGCATCGTGTGTCAATATTTCTATTTATGATGAAACATTAAACGAGACATTATTAAATTGTCAAACTATGACTGCGGTTCCAAATAGACCAGGATGGTATTTTTATAGGTATCAAACCACAACATCCCATCAACCGGGGTTATATACTGCTATTATTACAGTTATTACAACTATTGATAATACTGATTATACAACCAGACAAGTCCAAGAATTTCGATTGGTGGATGATAATATTTTATGAGTAGTTCTGAACCAAATACCATTTTAGAAATTAATGAAAGTCATACTGACAATTTTATATTAGTCATTCCACATCTTCCCACAACTGTATTTTTAAGTAGTTCATTTCAATCATATACAAAACCCAATTATTTTACCTCAACTGTATCAACTTCTAGCGGGGAATGTGGTGATGGTCCTGAATTTCAAGGAAATACAACAGGGACCAGTGGAACATCAGGTTCTTGTAATGAAAGTACTGACACTACAAGATCAAAAATAATAAGAGAAACCAATATTGATTTGCAAAATTTTATGTTGTATTTAACTGATGTAACTTTACCTGATGTTAGCATTGATAAAGTGACTATTGACACCCCATTTGCCACATTATCAAGACCTAGAAAAATTAAATTTGGCGATCTTTCTATATCTATGAAAATTTCGGAAAATTTAATAAACTATAATGCAATTTTATATTGGTTATATGCGTTACATAATCCTGAAGAATTTAATAAATTAAGTGGCAGAGGAATGATTAAATATTTCTTTCAAGAAGTTTATGTAATAATTAAAAATAACCACAGAGAAAAAGTAAGTGAATATAAGTTTATTGATGCCTTTCCATATACACTATCCTCATTGCCATTAACCTATAAAGATGCTGAAAATTTAAAATGCGATGTATTGTGGGGTCATTCAGGTATGGTTCCATCAGATAATTTCGTATTAAAATATGTATAATTATTTAAAAAGGATAAATTATGAGTTGTAATAGACCATTAAAAGAATTAGAATTGCAACCATGCAGATTCATGATAAAACAAATGGGTCCACGACCTGTTATTAAAAAAATACAATCAAACAGAATTACGGAACCAAGTGAAACCCCTGGAAAAATAAGAGTTCGTAAAACTATTCAAAAAACCGATGAAAATGGTCAATTATTATATGAAATTAAAAAAGTTGAAATTAAGAAAGGGTGCAAATGCAAAGGTAATCAACAAACTGTTATTGAAGAAAGAAAAGTTCCTATTACTGTCGATATTTGGGTAGAAGAAGACGCTCCGGTTGAACCTGTCGCAGAAATAGTCGAAACTACGATGGAAAAATATGCAATATGTAAAATGTTTGGACAAGTTCCTTTCTCATATTGCCAGAAATGTTCAACATATCAAAAATAATAATTATAAATAATTATTAACCATTTGAGGGTTTCACATGTTTAAATGGTTTATGCAATTATTTAAAAATGATTTAACAGATGATCAAAAATTATTTAAAAAAATAAAATTGAAAATACAAGGTAGTCGATATGATCCTATTTATTTTACAAGCGAAAATAATCAAGAAATTATTTCTGTAGAAATTAAAAAATTTATAGATACATATCAAAAAATGTTCAATATGTTATCAAATAATGAAAAGAATGATTGTTTAGAAATTGCACATAATAGAACCCTTCATTTATTAGATCATATTAAATTTCAAAAGATAAAACAATATAAAAAGTTAGAAAAGAATTTTTCGGAGGATTTTTTAAAATTTTGGAATGATTATGCAGAGTGCTGTAAAAATATATCAAGTTTAGATGAAAATATTAAATTAAATATAGCATCGTTGACCCTTAAGACTATTATAATGTCATGAATAAAAATGAAATTAGAGAACAAATTTTTAAAAGGTTGTCAAAAAGAAAATTAAATTCAACTATTATTGAAGGTATTATTAGTGAACATATTGAAAATGAATTATTTGTATTAGAAAATGATTTGACTATTGAAGATTTACCAACAAAATCGGAAATGAAATGGTGGTTTCAAGATGCCCCGCATAAAAATATATTAAATGATGGTGTATTAATGGAAGTGCAAATAGATGAGATATGTTTAACTGATAAATTAGCCACCAAAATATTTAAATATTATTATAAATGGAAATGGGAACCTAATAAAGAATTACCAAAAGAAATTATAGAATTAATGAAATTATCTAATGATACCAAACGTAAAAAAGAGTCTCAAAGACGGTTATTAGAGAATTTACTAATAGGAATTATAAGATTTAAACATTTAGAAAGACGGCCATATTTTTATCCTGCTGAAATAATAGAATTGACTGATATAGTTATAAAGCGATTAAAAATAATAAATAAAATTAATGATGGTTTTTTTGAGAAAGAAGATATAATTAATATAGAACCATTTTATTTATTTTCTGTAGAAGGGAATTAATGAAAGTTGAAGATTTCCATAAAATGTCTTTCCAAACCTTTGGTATATACAGAGGCTTAATTGAAGACAACGTTGATCCCCTAGATGTTGGTCGGGTAAGGGTCAGAATATTTACCATTCATAGTTTTGATGGAGTAGAAACGCCCGTTGATCAATTACCATGGGCTGAGCCAGCAATTGGATTGGCTTGGTCAGGCGGGACCAATATTTATAATAATGATTATGGAAATGATAAAACAAAGGCAATTAAAGGTGGCCGATATAACGTTGGAGACACTTCTATTGAAGAATATTCTAAAACTAGTTTGGATAATATTAGAAATGCTGAATTTTCTGAAAAAAGAGAAGACAAAATAACGAATGCCTGTGGTACGGGTGGAGACTTTGTAGTTCCAAAACGAGGCAATTGGGTATTTTTATTTTTTGAGGGGGGCAATCATAATAGGCCAATTTATTTTGCAATGGCACCTATGGCAAAAGACTGGAATGCTACTAAAAATTGGCGAAATATAGAACTACAAAAGAAAATTGAACAAATTGAGGACTTTAAAAAAGATTTTAAACCAAGGGATCAAATAAAACCCAAAGAAAAATCGTGGGCCGACAAAGCGATTGTTAATTCATTAGTAGGACAACCAGATTTAAAAGTATTTCCGCCGGATGATGGCCAGAAAACAGATACTAACAGAGATATTCAATGCGTAACAAGTGCAAATGGCACTACTATTATTATTGATAATCAAAGCGGAAAGGAACAAATTTTTGTTATTCACAAAAATTGTCTTGATTATACTGATAAATATGGAAATAAAAAAATATATGTAGGAAAACAACGAGGAAAAAACGGAGATTCAAGCAGCAAAGACAAAATTGGCCCTACAAATTATGATATTGATGAATCATGTCATTTAGAAATTGGTGTTGAAGGAAACCATGATTTACATATTTTAGGAAATTATAATATCTATACTAAAGGACGGACCCATATACAGTGTGATGATACAATTCAAATTGATTCTGCTAAAAGCATTGGAATTGCTATTAAAGAAGGTGATATTGATTTAATCGTAGAAAAAGGAAATGTGAATGCTGATATTGCTGGAAATCTTGATGCTGATATTGGCGAAAATTTAAATGCTCACGTTTTAAAAAATGCAAATATATTAATAGAAGGAAATTTAAAAACTACAGTTAATAAACAAATTGATTTAATATCAAAACAAAATATTAATATGACATGTGTAGATTTTAATTTAAATAGTTCAGGAATAATTAAAATTAATGCTTCTGAAATAAATACAACTTCCAATATTTTAAAAATTTCTAAAGATGTAAATATAACAGGATCCGTAATCATTGGAAATACATTAGACGTTAGAAGTGAAACCTCTGTTGGTAGTAATTTATGGGTAACTAATAATCTAAGTTGCGGAGGATCTTTAAAAAATAAAGGGTCGGTAGATTTGGGGTCGCCAGTAATGTTACATGGAGTACAGGTTGTTGGGGGTATGGGTAGCGGAAATGGAAAGCCCCCTGCGACCCCACAGTCTCCAACATCAGCACCGAAAGCAACTGAAGCGACCAAAGAAAATAGTTCTCTAAAGATAGATAAGGATTATTCATCATTAGAAAATAATGATTCTTATCCTTTTGATCCTCAAGAAAATAATCCAGGGTCATCTAAATAATTATATATTTTAAAATTATAATTTTAAAATATATAAATAAAAGATATGGCAGAATTAGAATTTTTCAATGATCTTCCATTAGATATTACAGTATCATCGCAAGGTGATATATCTAAAGTTATTAATGCAGATTCTATTAAACAAAGTTTAAGAATGCTTATTGATACAGCTAAGGGCACAAGAATATTTTTGCCTTATTATGGTTGCCGTATAAAAGCATTTTTATTTGAACCATTTGACGAAACGACTGCTAAAAGAATAGGCGAAGAATTACAACATACTATTAAAAATTACGAACGTCGAATAACATTATTAAATGTTAATGTTCAAATGAATTTTGATACAACGAGTTATGAAATTAATGTTATTTATAAAATATCCTCTACGAATAAGATTGATTCATTAAATGTTTCTCTTGAGAGGTTATAAAAATGATTAATAAAGATATTATTAATTATGCAGCAACAGATTTTGATGCGATAAAATCTGAATTAATAAATTTTATTAGAGAAACGAAAACATTTAAAGATGTTGATGTTGAAGCATCTAACATCAATACCCTAATTGGTTTATATGCATGGTTGGGTGCTAATTTTGGTTATTATATAAATGCTGTAGCCAATGAACCATTTTTATCAACCGCCAAACGCTATAAAAATTTAAATAGAATTGCTAAATTACTAAATTATAATCCCAGAGGTTACATTTCATCAACGGTTGATGTTATTGGGTCATTAACACCTGAATATTGTTATGGGAAAAAAGATGTTTATATAGAAATCCCTGCATATTCAATTTTCCCATCAACAAAACCTACTCCAAGTGGCAATAATTTTACATTCACCAATCCCACTAGTTATGTGTATATGGTTCAAGGATTTGGAATTAGGACCGTTCAACAAGATGATTTTACTTATAATGGATTTAAACTTCCTTATACTGCTCCAAGTTCATTCTGGACAGTAGATAATGAAATAACTTTTGATTATTCAAAAATAATGTTAAATCTTTCTGAAACTTTGCCATTATCAGTATTAGATAGATTAGATCCTTCAAAATTGAAATCATTTGATACTGAAAATGTTCCTTTATTTAATCCGTCAAATCCTACTTCTATAGGACAACCATTTACAAGAAATATTGAAATGAAATTATCAACATTAAGATTTAGACCAAATATTACTTATCACATATTATTTTATTATGATACTGAGCAATCAAAACCATATTTAGAAATTTTACAAGATGGTGATTTAACTGAAGATAAATTAGATACTATTATTTCCTCAATACGATTAGTGGCAGATAATGATAATAATACATATTATACTTTAAAAGAAGTTCAAAATAATGCAACCGGCAAATTTTATTTGGGTGTATTAGGAATGAATAATTTAGATAGTATTAATTTTGCATTTGATAAATTGGAATCAACTGATTACGGGATTAAACAAATACACATAGATATTAATAAAGATGGGACAAAATTGCCATTTCAAGTATTAATAAATGGACAAATCTACCAATTTAAATCGGGTCGTTTAAGTTCCCAAATATTTGATTTGAATTCATGGGATATAAATATTCCTTATTATAATGTTAATTTAACTATCAATAGTCCTGAAGATGCTGATTATAATTATGATGCAAAATTAAATGTTACTTCCAAAGAAGTATTATATAATGAAGTTACTATTGCTAGAATTTATCCATCATATACTGATCCTGAAACTGGTATTGAAACATTAAAACGAAATATTGGACAACGATTTGGTAATTTTCAAGCTATTCCAGTAACTACAATTCAATCGTCAGAACAAAAATCTGGATTTGTAAAATTTGAAGATGGTATAAATAAAATATTTATTGATTTTGATCAATCATTTACAGCCCCAACTAGCGGGACTTCAGAATATATAGTTTCATTAACTCCTGATGAAAATGTTCAAGTTTGGTATTCTGATAAAAATGAAGATGGGTTTTCTATTAATATTGAATCAAATACTGGTTTTGATGGAAAAGTCAATTGGATTGCCACAAAAATAAATGATGAAGAAACTAGAGAAATAGAAATTACATTTAATGAATCAATACCACAAATTGATGGTGAAGATGCAGATTATACCATATTTTTAACACCCTCTGATAATATTAGATGTTGGTATGAAAATAAAACATCTGATGGTTTCAAAATAAAAACCGAGAAAGCATTTACGGGAACTATTTCATATTCTACTTTCGTCTTCTCTGATAATCAGGAAGTAGTTGATGAAGAAAATTCAGCAACCCAAAGAAAAGGTACTGTATCATTTTTTGGAAATATTGTTACAAAAGATATAACATTTGATGGGGAATTTCCCAATAATGAATACGGGTTGCATATGATACCAAATAAAAATGTTAATGTTTGGTACACCAATAAAACTACAACCGGATTTACTATTAATATTGAAGAAACTGACGAAACCGTAAGTGTGGATTGGTATGCAGATTATTCATCAGTCTATAAATTCCAAAAACATGGAATGGTTAATTTTTCTGGACAATTAACAAGTGCTGGTACTCTACCTGGATTAAAATTTGAAAATATTCCAGAAACATTTATTGTCGAGAATTTAAAACAAGGAAATGTTTCATTTTCATACATTAATTCAAACGGTATAATAGTAAATGCTAATAATAATTTGAGAATACAATTTTCTGCTGATAGAAAATCCATTAATGAAATAAAATTTCAAATTCAAGAAGAAACTGTCTCTTATAAAGATATCAGAATTTTTATAAAAAATTCAAGTGGAAATTGGGAAGAATGGCTAAATGCTTCTGATATTTCACTTGGCGTTAATATTGATATTGATGAAAAAGTATTTTTTGTGCGTGTCGAAGATACTAAATTGACCGAAGTTAGTTTCGGTGATGGCATAACATATGGAAGTGACCCATATGGAAAAGAAATAATAATTTTTGGTTTAAAAACTGTTGGGCAAGATGGTAATATTCCACCAAATACTTTAGAAAAAAGTTTTATTTTATCAAGACAAATTTTAGGCGATGATACTATTTCTATTCCATTTGAAGAACAATTTATCCAATTAATTGGACTGAAGACTGATACATATTTCAATGATGCAAACAATTCATTGCCAACTGTTGTTTATGATAGCGAAGGCACCCAAATAACAGAGGATATTTTTCAAGTTAAACAACCCAATTCTGCTATCGGTGGGTCATTTCCTGAAAATACCGAAGAATTAAGATATAATGCATTATCTTCCAATTTAAGACAAGATAGAATTGTATCAATAGAAGATTATGCATCATTTATGGTATCTGCTTTCAATGATATAATATTAAGAGCCATCGCTTTATCATATAAAGATATTAAAGATTCACAATTAATTGATAATTTTGATAATATGGACTATTTTTTCAATACTATTTTTTTAATAGTATTACCAAAATATGGAAATACTATTACAAAAAAACAAAGAGATATGTTTATTGATGCATTAAATAAGCAATATAAAGCAATGGCTACCGTTAATCATGAAGTTATATCAGCTAAATTAATACCTATTGATATTAGAATACGATTCAAACCCGTTAAACCGGGATTGTCATTATCAATACAAACTTCTATACAAAAAGTAATAAGAGATTATTTTGATAGAAATAATCATGAAATGGGTGAAACATTACATCATTCAGATTTAATGAATCAAATTCAAACAAACATTTCAGGAATTGATTATATTGAAATGGCTTGGAATAAAGATGCACAAGATCAATTAAAATCTGGCGATTATGATATTGATGCTGTTACATCTGCAACAGAAACGGTTGCAGAAGTTAAACGGAAAAAAATATTAGAATTATTAGCTAAAGACGCTTCTTTAATTAATATTGTTGAACCATTACTTGATGTTAAAAATTCTACCACCAATAAAAGAGAATGGTTATTTAGTCAAAATATTATAATGGATAAATACGAATTTCCAATAGAAGGAGATATAATTATAGAATTAGATAATAATTAAAAATATCTATAAAACTTATAAATAGATATACAAGGAACTAATAATGGCGAATTATTTTAGTGCCAATTTTAATTATGACCCTTCTATAATTTTTGCCCCTCAAAATGTTAATTTTGAAGATGCTTCAACTGTTGGGTATATTAAAAATGATTCATTGACTGTATTAGTAGATGAATCTGACAATACTTTAACTGATTTAACTATTGATTATGATACAACGTATGCAAATAAAATAGAAAAATATGAATGGATTTTTGGAGACGGGACCGTTTCTAATGATCAAAATCCTAAAAAATATTTCCAATTTTCCGGTGAATATCAAGTAACGTTAAATATTTATTCAGAAAAAATATTTGATATTAACACAGCAAGATTCTATAGAATAAAAAATTCAAAACCTATTATCTTAGTTATTAACTTAATGACTGTATCATGGTTAAAGAGTCACATGACTCCACCGCATATCAATGCCTTAGAAACCAATAATGGGTTTAAAGACCTTATATTATCAACATCTAAAATGTTTGATAATATGTATAAACAAATTACTGATATTTCAAATCTTTATGATATTGAAAATACTCCTTCCCAATTTTTAAAATATTTTAGTGAAACTTTAAATCATAAAGAATTTTATTCTAAAAAAATTGGTTATAATTGCCAAAATGCAACGGAAAATTATGAATCATTTTTAAATTATGATATTTTCAAAAAGATTGAAAATAATATTGCTACAGAAGATGAACTTAAAAAATTTAGAACTTTTTTAATTGATACGATTGATTTATTTAAAGAAAAAGGTTCAAAACAATCTATTGAAGATTTTTTTAAATTATATGATTTTATTATAACTGTAAAAGATTTATGGACTAAAAATTTTGAACAAACCCCTATTGCTCCGATAGAAGATTATTTTATATTAGATCCAACTTTAGAAAATACGAATAATAAATTTAAGTTTAAAGGTATTACTGTCTTAGGTTGGAATAATAATCTTGCTCAATTTAATAATAATTTTAATGCATTAATGATAGATAATTATCATTATATTACTAAACATTCATATCCTGCTGATGTTAATGATGATTTATCTACCAATTGTTTAAAAACATTTGAAATAAATAATTACCCTCCGTATATTTACGATGTTCAAAGAGACGATGGAAGATCATTAATTTCAGATACTAAAAAATCTTGTGAAGGATTGGAAATTAATTGTACAACCCCATTAGAGATATCTTGTCGAATTGATGGTTTTGCTATTAATAAAAATTCTAATTATTATGAATCCAATTCATATAATGGTTCTTTATGTAAAATATGGTTAGCCCCTCAAAATTATGTTAGCAATTTATTAAATACTATTGGAAACATTCCAAAGAATGATGAAGAACGAAATGAAATTATAAGTGATACGTCAGACGATTATTTGTGGGCAGATTGGAAATCTGGAGCAACAGTTCCCCCCGAAATGGTTGGGGTGTCATCTAATGCTATTAGAGTTCCAAAATTTAATGATATTTTGCCAGCCTTAAATTATAATTCAACCCCATCAAATACCAACTTATTACATATTGATACCATTAATTTTTCAACCTCGACTGATTTATTTATGGTTATGAGAGGTTTTATTAAAATAGATACTCAAGGATATTATAATTTTATTTTAGATATTGGGAATACAAATTCTACTCTTTCTACTCAGCATGTTGGATTATTTAGTTTATCTAATACTAAATACTCTACTTTGGAAGACATTGAAAATTTAAATACCGTTGATAATTTAGTATTTAATCGTATTGATGGAGATACCTCTGAAGATGTTCAAGATGGAGAAAATACCGTTTCATTAACTATTAAAAATTCAGAATATGGTATTATTGAAATAAGACAAACTGATACAGTTAAAAATAGTGAATGGAAATATCTATATCCTGGTTATTATCCATTTGAATTAAAAACAACTTATAGTTCGTCAAATATTAAAAAATTAAAGTTATCATGGGAAATGTGGAGAGAAGAATATAATTCTCTTACAACAAAATATCATTTTGTCAATAAAATTATAACTCAACCGATTCCTTCAAACAATTTATGGACCATTAAATCAATTGAAGATTCTATTGAAAACACTCAAGGGAAGGGATTAATCACTATCCCTTCAGAAGTTTTAGAAATTGGCGAATCATTTAATATATCTTATGTTCAACCAACAACAACAATAAATTATTCGGGAATTTTAGCAACCCAAAATAAGTATAAAGACGTTGAATTTAATATTAGAGTTTCTGTTAATAATCCAAAAATAGCTAATGAAATATATTCAGATCTTCCTCATAATTCTTTCCAAGTATTATTTAGAGGGGTTAATTTAGGAAAAGATTTATATGCTGATATTGATTCTTATTATGCGCTAATATATAATGGTTTAACCAGTGAATTTAGTTTGGCGTATGTATCGTTTGATAAATCTGCTAATATAGAATTTTATCAATATTTAAATCTCAATGCAGATAATACAAATTTGGACGAAATTGTTTTAACTAAACCATTATTAGATCAATATAATAATACATTATTATTAGAACCAAATAATATTTATGATATTAAGTTAAGCGTTTCAAATAATTTAGTTTCTTGTTATTTTAGATTAAATTCAAATTATACGATGATTATGAATAATGTATCAAATTCAAATACTACTACATTGGGGCAATTTGAAGATACAAACCCATATACAACAATTTTTGAAAATATTACATTATTACAAAATACTGAACAAACGCAAATATTTGATAATTTAGGAAAAGAATTAGATATTTATAATAAATATGTCCCCATTACAGATGCCGGGTATTATGGGTTTGCAACACAAAAATCTCTCATAAATATTCACAAATTTAAAATTGATATATTAGATAAAATTGATGAAAATCTTTCCGAAAATGAAGATAAATGGCAAACAATTAAACCAAAATATCTTGATTCTAGAAATAATAAATTATTAAAATTTAATTCTTATGAAAATAATTCAATTAATACGCAACAAAATACTGTATTTGTATATCAAGTAACAGATTCATATAATAACAATGATTCTGTTTTATTATCCTCTGATTTGCAACAAGTAACAGAAAATTCTATAAATAAAGTGTTTGCTAATGATATTTCCGCAAATAATTATGGAACTCGTTTTAATGTTTTACTGAATTATGATTTTATAACAAATAATTTTAAATCAACTGAAGAAATTCTAGATCAATTAATTATTCCATTTGGAAAATTTTATAATCCTTTCATAAATTGGAATGCAATAAAAACAGACTATTCATCTGCTGCTCACGGTGGATATTATCCAATTCTTACTGAGACTACTGCTGTTTATCCTCATACGGTAGCTATAAGCGGAAGTAATATTGAATATGTTTCCACATTAACAAGATCATCTGATAGAAAATCTCTAACCTTAAATACTAAATTAAATACTATTTTAAATATATATTCAAATAGCCAATTTAATGGAGTTTGGGAAGAAATTTGCCCAAATTCTGTTTCTGAAAAATGGGATATTTATGGGATTGGTGAAATAGACAATGAAGTTCTTGCTCCTATTTATCGAAATAAAAATAATGCAAATACTGATGATGCAGAAATTATAGGCGCACGTTTAATTAATAATGAAATTGTTAAACAATTGATATGTAGGTATTGTGAAAATGCTATAATATGGGCTTTAGTTGATATACAATTACCCAATAATGCTATTAAAAATAATCCAACATATTTTAATACCGTTTCAAATGAAACTATAAGATATTTTGTTCCTATTGGAAAATTATCATATGAAAATCTTATTTATTTATTGCCTATTGAAATTTTAAAAAATAATTTAGGAAAAATAAATATAGTTGGACTTTATGCCAATCATAGTTATGAAGGATTTACCTTTGTTGATAATGATGATAATATTCAAATAAATATTGATGTATTCAATTATTGGGAAACTAAATATAATAATAAAATAACTTGTAAATATTATTTAGATGTTACTACAAGTTTTATAGGAAAATTTGCTGCAAATAATATAATACCAATACAAAATCATACCCCGCAAAGTTGTGAACCTGGAACATATTTAGAACCAATTGAAACTACACAATGCAATATATTGCCAAACGCATTTTATATGCCAGATGCTATATCAGAAATACTTAAAGAAATTGAATCTACTTATACAGATAGATCATCTTCAGAACAATATATAAAATTTGAACAAGATTATAACTGGTGGAATCCTAATGGAGTATGGATTAAACAATATGTAGAATCTAAATATGATTCTACAAAAATAATTTCTGGATTAAATCAAAATAATAACGATGGTATAACTTTATCCTTATTAAATAATCAAAAATTATTATCTGCAAATTATTTAGTAAATATTGATTGGTGTGTTACTAACGTTGGATGGGATTATGATTATGCTATTGGTTCCAGAAATGACTATAATGTCGGTTCATTTTCACCATCATCAACCTATGAATTGATTGGGTTTGAATTATCTGATACACGGTTTTTAGTAAATAAAGAACAATTAATTTCTATTAACAATAATATTAATGCGACTATTCCATTATCTACTGTTTCAACGAGTGGACAATCATTGATACAATTTGGAAAATATGTAAATGAAGAATCCAATGATTCGCAATATACTTTAAATTTATACGGATTGTTTAATTGGTATAATAGTCATGCTAATAATGATTATTTAACAATTGAAGACAACAGAGTTGGTTGGCATCTTGATGATTGGAATGATCAAGGAAAACAATGTATCAAAATTAATAATATTTATGCCCCAATTCCCATTTCAAATTATCAAATAAATAAATATTGGTCATATTATCAAACATCTATACCTCCTTTCTCTGCAATTACTAAAATATCATTTAATAATTATATTAATTCTATATCTTGTAATGATAATGAAATAATTAATTATAATTCCATTATAACTTTAGGTAGTTCAGATGAAAATATTAGTTTCTATTCTGTTCCTCCAATTGTTCAGTATTATCCAAAATGGAAAAAACTCATTGATTATGTATTATTAGATAATTATATTATTCCAACTGATTATTTCTATATTTCAAATATAGATACTGATTATTATATAAAATTTAATAATCAACAATTTAATTTTGAAATTTTTAATAATTCAAAAATTTATATTGAATTTTATAATGATGTTATTTTTAATAATTTAGAAAAACAATTATTTGTGGATAATTTTGATAATTCTCGTCAAATAAATTGGGTGCATTTTAATGCTAATACAGATAATCATTTTGAAATAATTAATAGAGAACCAGAATTATCATTACAATTAACTTCAACTGTTGCTCCATATTCAATTATAAATTATAAAAATGCAAAAGCATTTAAATTAGAAAATAAGAGTGAAGAAATAAATAATGATAAATATTCTGGAACCAATAATAATGATAAAATTGTTGGAGTTGATAATAATGATGGTTATAACAATATTATATCATTATCAACTATAGAATCTAATAATTATGAATATTATTGTGATATTATATTTGATAAAGAGTTAATAGATAATGGTTATGAGAAAAAATTTGAAATTATTTTAAAAGCAGAAAATAATTATAATTATGATTCCAAAAAATATGAATTAACAGATTTTTATTTTGTTGGTATTGGTTCATTTGATTTTGATATTGGATTTGGGATGAGAAGTGTTCAAAATAATGAAATAAAAGAAACATATTTAGCATCTTGGGGGGAATATAATACCAAAGGTGTTAAAGTTGATACATGGTATACTTTAAAAGTCAAAATTACTCCCAATGAAATAAAAGTATTTTTTAATGAAAAATTTGAAAATCCACGATTAATTTTAAATTATAACACTAATAAAAAGTTTGAAAAATTAACAGATAGATATCTTAAAGGACAATATGAAACCCTTCAAGCTATTTTGATTGGGTTAGAAGAATTACAAATTACTTATCCAACCACATTAGGAAATAAATTAAGTCAACAATATACATTTGATAATTTTAAAGAAGAATTTGCTTCAACATTACCTATAAACGGCAATTATGTTGGATTTAGAACATATAATCCAAATACTTATATTTCAAACGTTAACTATCTAATATTTAAACCAAAAGTGTATAAATTTGCAACAACCACTGATAATATTTCATTAAATCAATTATTAGTAGAGATAAAAAACAATTTTACCTTATCTAATGATCCAAGCATTAAAAAATATGATGTATCAACTGATTTCGTAGAATATATTCAAATTGATGATACCCTTTATTATAGAATTGAAGATAATCCGCCTCAAAAATATATTAATGATATTGAAACTTTTAAAATTATAGAAGATAAAGTTTTGATAACTGAAAAAATCAATCCTACTGATGGAGGACTTGGCGTTAATTTGTGGACGAATGGTGAACATACTATAATATGGTCATTAGAAAAAGGAACGGATCCGTATAATATTGTTAGAATGTCTGATTTTTTTGATATTATAGATGGTTTAATAAAAGTTGAATTAGTAAGAGGTAATTCAACATATACTTGTGAAAGAGATATTGATGATAATCTAGTAGGTTATTTTATCCCAATTAAGGTTGGCGATCAAATAACATTTACCATTGATTTTAGTGATTTGTCATTAATGTATTTGACTATAGATGACTTGATGAATAAATTGACATTATATGAATTAAATAAATTGCCAATTGATCCATTAAATCCTTATACAACATTTTCATTAGACGGAAGTGTTGTTAGATATAATAAGAAAATTAGATGCTTTACCACAAGAATGAATACTGAAATTGGAATATTCATAAAAGATAAAACCTTTTATTATGATAATGTTTCTAATTTTGAAGAATATACTGATAAAAAAATCCGTGAAATTTATATAAATGATAATAAGCTCAATGTAATTTTTGAGGATATTACATGACAAACAGCAATATAACTTTTAATCTCTCAAGAGGTAATGCCTCTAACGATATGCTCGGTATTGGAATTGATTATAATGTTTTTGGAAAATCATTAGGTGGAATGTTTTTTGATGAAGAGATATTATTAAATAAAGAAATTTATAAACATAAATTATTAGATGGCAATCAAGAAATTTTTGATCCTATTGTTCCAACTGATGTAATTAAATCGCAAATTAATTATAGCGCAATCTTTATAACTAATAGAAGTTTTGAAACCTCTATTAGTCTTGATAATATTTCTATAAGTGATGTTATTCCAGATTCATTAACAAGTTTTATTCCTGAAGTGACTGGAGCGTTCCCAATTTCTGATATTGATATTGCTATTGAAGGTATGTATACTATTAATGAAGTAAAAAGAAATATTCCAAATGATTTTGGAAAACCCGCAAATCCATCAATTGTCTTAGATGATGAATTTGATTCAACCCAAAAATTAAATCAATTGGTTTTTAAAAAAATATTATCTGGCACTGATTTGCCATCTGAAATTCCCCCTAATTGTGTTCTCAAATTATGGCTTAAACGAGAAATTGTTATCACTAAGATGGATATGCCGGAAGATGAATTAGAAGAGTCTGTTAATTTATCTGTAACTGAATCAAATCAAAATATAACAAATTTAAACTTTTCTTATGCAAAATTAAAAGGCAGAATCCCATTATCAAATTGGTATGATTATACTATTACAAAGGGAACAACTACTTCTATTCAATTAAAAGAATTATTACCAAAAGAGGTTCCTGTCCAAAATTATAATATAATCAACACCTTTGTTGTTAATAAAAAAATAGTTCTATTTTATTATGTTGATATTGGTACAACTCAAAATTATTTCTTACTAACCATTAAAACACATGATGATGTTAACTATAATAAATATGTTCAAGTTCAATTATTCCCAAATCCGTTCATACCAGATAATGTCAATCTTTATAGTAGAACATTAATTGATATTAGAAAATCCTTCTATAATTTTAATGAATTTTATTTGTTTTGGAATGAAAATTTAACTAAAAAAGAAATATGCAACCTACAATTTTTTGGTTATTATGAAAAATATACAAGATCAAGCGTAGATCCGTTAGATATTACGGTTTGGACTTCGGATGAAATATTTAATTATACTAATCATGGATTTGATAATAGAAAAATAGAAACCTATACTTTAAAAGATTTTAAAGTTATTAGAGATAATATTTTAATAAATAATTTAGAACAATTTGATGATTTGTTTATACTATTTACACAAAATACAAAAAATCTTGGATTGATTTCATCTATCGAAAATATTAATCTTAATAAAAATGAATTATTGTATGTCTTTGAAAAAGATATTAAAAATTCTAAAAATAATAATTATAATTCTTACCCAGGAATTAATTCACAAGTATTCTCGCAAAGATTATATCCAACATCATTACCAACTATTGATCAAATAACAGTATTAAATTATACAAAAAATAAAGATTGTAATATCATTATTAATAATTCATCTACTATTTCTACGACAATTAAAGAACCAAGAAAAATAAAATATTTAGTAGATGGCACAAGATATGTTGATTTAAATTCTTTTAATATGAATAGTATTGACGTTAATAAAAATTTTATAACTTATGATTTTCCATCTAATAAAGAAATACATTCTGGATATTCATTAACTGCTGGTATTTGTATTAAAAATGATGAAAATATTTATGACTCATTAACAAATGTTTATTTAACAAATTATTCATTAACAAATATAAAAAATGATATTATTTATCAAAAACCATTATTTCACCAAAATATAGTAGAAGTATCTAATATAAATTCATTATCAATACCTGTTGAATGGGTAAATAGAACTTATAAAAATGAATGGAAAACAATTTTAAATACGTTAACTATTATTTCCAAAAATAATAACAATCCTGTATATACGTTGCAATATAATTTTGCTTGTAACGTTTGGAGATCTATTGTGGTGGATGTAAATGGGGAAGTTCAATATATTTATCATGATGACTATATTAATACGACTAATACTATTAGCACTACAGGATCAGGTACATCAGGGGTTCCTATTTATTGTAAATCATTACCAGAAATAGACATAGAAGAATTAAATTGGATTATCGAACCAGATGTTTTCCAACCAGTAACCATTAAAATTGAACATAAACAAGTATACTCAAATCAATTTCAATTGAATAAATATTTTGTTAACATCCAGGTCTATTTTAAAGGAAATTCAACTCCATTAGTTGATGTTTCTACATATACCAATAATCTGTCAAATGTAAGCTATATCGCTTTTAATCATGATTCTCATTTTAATATGAAAATGAATTATTTAGATTTGTTTGAAAATAATATTGACGATGGGTTCTTATTTAGAATAACAAATCTTCATTTGGCTATCTTACATAAATTAACGGTTGATATAGGAAAAGAATTAACTGTTGATCCCCAATTATTCCAAAACCAATCATTATTTAAATATTATAGAATTATTAAATTATCAAATCTTAATATTATTAATAATTTAAATAATGATATGACTATTCCTATTATATTATATGGAAATGGATATAAACAAATTAATGATAATTATAATTCTTTTTTAAGTATAGAAAATCCTTTTGATTTTTCAAAAATTAGGATAAATGATACTTCAATAAGAATATACACAGATAATAATAGCACCATTCCAGTAAAATTTAAAATAAGTAAATATGAATATGATAATGATTATTGTGTATTATGGGTAAGATTGCAAGATATTAGTAAAAATAATTATAAAATATATTTATTTTATGATAAATCGTCAATTGATTATAAAGACGAGATATATGAACAATATAGTTATTTAAAAAATAATATTTATTCTCAATCAGCATTAGGTGGCTGGCATATGGATGAATTGATAAAAGATAGTCGTTTATCATATTCAACGGGTCGAATTTTTAATGCTGGGGAACCTATAATATATGAGAAATCAGTAAATAATGAGTTACGGTTGACAAAACTTGATAAAGAATATATGTTTGGTATAGCCAAAATATATAAATCCCATAAATTTAATTTGACGATAGAAGACAAAAATATTGATGATGAAATGTTAGATGATGAAGAAACTAAAAAAGAGTTTGAAACATTTATTCGTGATTCTGTGACAATATTTAAGCCAAGTTATACTGAATTGGTCAACATCAAATCCTCTGATATAGCAGTATTGGAAGCAGGAGAAAATTCTATGGGTCTTTCAAATAATAGAAGAGTAACCGGGTTGATAGCTATGACACCGAATACAAATGTGAATACTTATTATAACAGAGAAGATTTAAGCCAATTCACAATGTTGACATCATTTAATGGATTTAGTCAAAACATTGATTGGGTTGTTGCGAAAACTATAGATAGTAGTGTTATTAAAACTGGTGTAATAAAAATAAATGGAAAAGTAAAAAGTGAAACTATAAGATTTGAAACCCCATTTAAAGATTCTGATTATTTTGTATTTTTCTCAAATCCTAAAAATCAAAAGATTTATTGGAATAGTATGTGTCCTGATAGATTTACAATTTCTGCTAGTTATTATTTAGAAAAAGAAATATCATGGATGGCATTTCATAGAGATTGTTTTGGTGGTATATATACTCCTGATAGTATATTTGTTGGTAAGCGTACATTATCTGGAAAAGTGTTTATTGATTCGGATGACAATGAATATACTGAATGGCCAGGAAATGAATTGACTGATATTTCATTTCCATCCCCCACAGAAGATAATTTGACATATTGGTATAATAATGAATTGATAATTAAACCTGATTATGGGGTAGAAGGGGATCCTGGTATTATGAATATTGATATTAATGATCCTGGTTATGCTTTAATATTATCTTCAAATCAAAATATAAATATTTATTGGACTAATAAAATGAATAACAAATTTAATATAAAAACAAGTAGTCCTAGTGATTGTATTGTTCATTATTTATGTATAAAAAATGGCGTTGAATGGTGGAAAGAAATCATTTAAAGGAATAAAAAATGTCAAATGAATTTATAGAAGATATTTCCTTGCCAAACGCCAGTTCAAATGTAACTGACGAAAATATTAATATTCCTTTGCAAGAATTGCAAAACAATATTAAATTTATTATGAATATACTAACAAATACCTCAATGAGTTCTAATAATTTTTTATCATTTTTATATGGCAATTTATTAGATTATGATGTTACAGGAAAAAAAATATTTTATAATGGTGGCAACTTTGATTGTTTTGAAAAGAAACAAATATTTTTATCTGTTAATGATGGCACGATTACTAATGATGTTGATATACAATCAACGGGGGCCTCAAATCTATTGGTGTATAAAGGTGGGGTATCATATGTAGATTCTGGTGGGGTCGAACATGGTAAATATCTGCAACGGGAATTTTATATTCCTGAAATTCTTCGTGGGTCTGAATTAATTTTTGCCATTAAAGGAACAGGGGTTAATTTAGTTAATATTGGCGATGATGTTCCATATGATTATACAATACCATACTGCAATTCCTCAACCATTCCAAACATAAGTGCGGTTGGCGATCCTCCAATAATAACATTGGGAACCTCTGGAACGTCAGGTACTAGTGGAACCTCTGGAACGTCAGGCACTAATATCATTGATTTATCAACCGGATGTTATGGAAAATATGAAGATGTTGGGATTGAAATAATAGGAGCAACTGAAACTATTGAAGAAATCATTAAATTAGGACCATGGCCACATCATGCATTATATGCAAATTCTGAATGGGAACCCGCTTATAGAACATCTATAATAAAATTCAAAGTTGGAAGAAATACGTCATCCATAAAACTGAGAATTAGAAGAACAACAGATACGGGAGCATTGGCAATATCACAAATGTTTATAGGAGGTTTGCCGTCAACATATTCAGATTATGAATTTACAAATTTAGATATAAATGAATTTTATAATTTTATTGACGGTATAACAAAATGGAATGTTTCTACCGTTTTAGGACACCATGTTTCAAATACTAATAATATATATTTGCCAAATTTATTAACCAAAGAACAATGGTTTCATATTTCTCAATTTAATAAAACCATTGAAGAATTTGATTGGGATCAAGAAAATGGCCCAAGACCAACCTCGTTAATGCTTCCTGAAAGTCCTGCTGCATTAACACCCCAAACCCATGGATTAGAATTTGATCCGTTATTTGACAGATTTTGCTATTTTGATATGAGAATTGATGGGCCAAATCCAGGGAAATGTTATTTAGGGATTTCATATTTTATCAATAAGAATGAATATTCAGACGATGAAATATGCCCAGATGATCTATGCGGAAATATAAAATTTACAGTTATGGTTGCCGTTGTTAATACTTTAGATTATGGAAACCCAACTGAATCTCAATACGAAAAATTTACTTATATCGTTCCTATATCATCAACTATTCAAGATGGCAGATTGGCATATTTTGAGATTTATGGGGATTTTTATAAAAATCTAAATGCTTCACGGGGAGCAATAGCGTATTTTATAATTGGTAGAGAAGGCAATGACACTGTAAATGATACATTTAAAGGAAACTTTATTTTAGTTGGTTGCAAAACCGGCATAGCTGTTCCTCCAGATGACATACCAAATACAGGGACATATACCCAATTATTCGTAGGAGATAATAGCAATTGTTAATTCAAAAATATTAAAAAAATTATAAATATATTAAAATGATTGAGTCATTAAAGGAAATCGTTAATGTCTATAAATGACGAACCAATTAATTTTGGAGAATTTTTTAAGGCTTATACAGGTATAAAATTTACCATTAATAAAGAAGATAATTGTTCAATATTTATACCCAATTATACTAATATAAATTATACATCAACTGTTACTTCTAATATTACGGGAACGTCATTAACATTTTCTGATCAATGGGCATCGCAATCATTTGTATCAAATGGATCATTAAACAAAATTGATACTGTGCTATTAAAACAATTATGGGATTATCCATCATCAAATATTTTGTGGGATGATTATAAAAAACAATTATCATTTGTAGATGTAGATGTTGAAGAAATAACATTATATGATTTTGTAAAAAATCTTGATAACTTTATGGTATTTCATAAATTATCAAGATTTGGTGATGTTTGGTGGGCAAAAAAAGTTCAAACGGACGGGTCACAGAATACCAATTCATTAAATACTAATGTGACTATATCAACAATGATTTCATTATCTGGGGGAGATAAATTTTCATTTTGGTCGCCTGATAAATGGTTAAATGATGAGTATAAAAAATACAGTGCCAACCCAACTGCATATTCTGGGTTTTTAACTTCCGAAGATTTTATAAACGGTGGGTGGTTTAATATACCTGATATGGTGGTATCAACCCAGCCATTTGAAAAATTAAAAATGGCAGATATTTTATTACACTTGAATTTATCATATGAACCTATTTATTTTGGCCATTATTATAATATAGATAATAAAACTGCTATTCGAATTAAAGATTCAACTACATCTACTGTATTAGACACAACACAAACGAAATCAAATCAAAATAATGGAACCTATTCGGACACCTTAATTGCTCATTGGGTTGGTGGATTGGTAAGCACTACTAATGTAAATCAATTTGGGGAATTGGGGACTTATAATGAAAACCCCTGTGAACAAAAACAAAAACAAATAAATTATACAGCAGAAGAAACAAATCCGTTAGAAATATCCCACAAAATTGACTCACAACTTTCTTTAAATCCTGATTATGATATATCACAACGGGATTTTTTGGGAACCATTGATCCTATAAATTGGATAAGTTCTGAAGAAACATTTAATGCTCATAATATTGGTGTGTTAAATGAACCTAGAGCATTCGGAAGAGGAAGCGGAACCTCTCAAAATGGAATGATTGTAGGGGGGATTAAAACTGATAATAATTCAGAAAGCATTATTACATCAGTATTATCATCATCCGAAATTTGGAAAAATAATGGATTCTTAAAGAATGTTTTGATTACCACAAATTCTCCCAGATGTTATCATATTCAAGGTGGGACTGGTTCATCATCCTGTGCCATTATCGGTGGGTATTCAAAATTTAATACAACAGACTCCAATGAATTTAGTGAATACAGCAAAGATGGAATTCTTAATAATGTAGAAATATTTGAAAAGAATGAAAATGATCCAGAATTATCATCCTTTAAAATATTCAATGATATTCAGTTATCAGTAACCAGAGGCGATGGGGCAGGATTTGTCAATATTCAAACTCAAAATAAAAAAGATAAGTTTGAAATTTCATCAGTCGTTAAAAATTATACATTAAATGGCAATGACGAACAAGCTATAAATGACTTTGTTCTTGACAATTCAGAAAAAAATTCAACAACTGATAATGCAGTACGTTATTCATCGTCAACGGTAACTGGATTTATATATTGTGGAAATACAACAGGAAAATCTTATTTGATAAATACCGCAAATACGGGTGATATAACATCAATTTTTGAAAAAATAAACATAACAACTGTAAATGCAAGTACTAATTTATTAGATGATCCTATACAATATAATAGTGATTATTATTCAGATGCATTTTTAAATGTTGTTAATGATGTAATTACTATTGATGGAGCAACAGAATATTCAGAAGAAATTATATTAGAAAAATGTGGAAAATATAGAATAGAATATATTAATGGCGGGTTTTATTTAAATTCAGATTTAAATGTTAATAATACTTGTCTTTCTATTATTGACGATATGTTTCAAATAAAAATAGTAAATTCTCCCAATACTAAATTGGTATTAGACAAAACTGGTATATACCAATTTACAATAAAAGATAGTTCGTTTGCGAGTAACACATTGCAAACTGAAGTCATCAATGATAATATACAAGTTGACTCCGCTTCAACTATTACCGCAACAGCCGGGGCAACAGTTACGTTGCCATATATTGGAAAATATTTGGTCGAAGTTATAAATGATACTTCTTCGATAGAGTTTTTCCAATATCCATCAAATGAAACTAGAAATGAATTTGAAATGAGATCGAATGTTCAATTTTCTTATGATTTCTACGCAAATAATTGTGGAACATATAGAATACAATATAGTGACCATGCATTTACTGTATGGGTAGATGATCCAGATCCAGAGGCTAGTGATTATTTGATATATTTCGGGACGTTAAAAATTAAAGTTATGAGTGTAGATGAAACTCAAACTTTTTCAGAAGAAATTATTTGGCCAAGTTATTTTAATTCAGATGATGATTTTTATGATTATATTGAGGCTAACGATTCTGCTGGGTATGTTGGAAAATATCATGAATTTTGTGTAGAAGATCAAAATGTTCCGCAAAAAATTAAAGTAATAGGGTGGGATCCATATAACAATTGTGAAGTTTCTTTAACCCATAGTGATGATTATGGGATTGATTTTTATATGTTTTATATGGGTAGTCAAAATAATTGTTCAAATTGTTCACAGTCATCAGTTACGTTACAAAAAAGTATCAATGATGCTGAAAAAGAATTATTCAGCAGTCAAATATATTTTTATAATGAATTTAAAAACTCTGATTTAAATTTAAAATATATAAATCAAGTGACAACATCAACCGCCGGGGTATCAGGAATAACCGGATCGGAAATTATATCAAGCATCCCAGCAACCGGGAAAATTTACACAAAATTAACATATTTATATACTAATATTAATACTATTGATGAAACAAATGTTAATACATCAGGATCATCTGGCGCATTTGATACATTGGGACTAAATGTATATTTTAATGATATTTATAAAAATAAAATATTTACAGGTCAACTGCATTCTATTTCTGGATCTGATATATTTTGTAATGCAATTCCTGGGTCAGAAGTTACGATATTGGGCAGTAATGCCTTACAAGGTTCTGTTGTTTTACAAGTATGTTATTTAGGATGTACCCCTGATTGTTCATCAAGCTCAAATGTTATTGGGGGATTCTATAACAGTGCGATGAAAGTCTTTCTTAATGGAAATGAAAATACTGATATTGCATTAGATAAAACTTTTAATTCCTTATATGAGTTAGAATATTATTTGAATAGCAATCCTTCCCAATCTAAATATGATTTTTGTGTTAATGTTCAAAACTCAAAATTACAATTTCAAAATAAATTTTTCACTCCTAATTATAGTATTAATAAACAAAATATTAGATTATTATATCTTGGAACTACGGATGAATGTGATTGTTTAAAAAATTCACCAGTAGATGAAAATTTATCTATTTCTATTAATTATAATACAGTTAATAATGAATTAGAATATCCAGTCCGTTGTCATGGGTTGGCCTATGTTGGCGATGATAATTCTGGACTATCAACTGGAGGTAGATGTGAATATAATAATATAAATGATGTAACATCATTAGTCACGAATAAATATTTGTATCCACAAAACAAACCTCACTATGAAATAAATGTTAATTTTGATTCAGTTAGGGAAGAATTAGAAAAAAATAGAATATTAGATTTAGTATACGAATTAAAAGATGGAACTTGGATTAGAAGACAAAACCTTTTAGAATCCGTATATTGGCATTGTGGGGTCGGTGATGCAACTAGATCATTATTTTGGGGTGGTATTCACGACACCACCACATTCTCAGAAATAGATGTATTTAATATATATTCTGATATTGATGGTGTTTATATAAGCGATTTCTTGTGCAATGATGATAAAAAACTATATGATGTTAATATTTCATCTAAAGAAGGTAAAGATTATACAACTACTATTAATACTACTGGTGATATGATCGTAACTCCTTCTATCTCGGCATGTTGGGATACTCCTAATTGGAAAACTAATTTAAATTATTCTGATTTATTTGATGACCCACGATATGTAAATAATCAAGAAACTTTAGACTATTCAACTCATAATAATTATCCAGAATTTGAAATTATTTCGATCTTGCCATCAAGTCCTACTCCAATCTCTCCCCAAAATAATTCAACAATTATATCTATAAATACGGATATCAAAAACAATATTTTAATATCCAAAACGTTCGATCAGGCATCATTTAGAATATTTGCAAATGTTAATAATAATACAACTAATGGAACTATAAAAATTAATACTGCTAATATTATAATTGGACAAGAAAATGTTGATATTTTCCCAACCAATATTGTTATTAATTCTATTATTAATCAAGAATTAATTTTAACTGATATAGAAGTATTAAAAAATAATCAAACTAAAATTTATTATACTTTTAAATATTCATTTATATATAATACTACAGAATTTTATGAATTAGAAGGATATGGGATTTTATTATTTAATACTTTAACAGATATATATAATTCAAGTAAAGTGATACAATCTTTAGAAAGTATTTCTCATAATTTTATAGTTACTAAATGTTCAATATCATCAACGGTTCCAATAACTATTCATTCAGATAATTCTAAATTGACATTTGAATTGATTGAAGATGAGGGAATATCTATTGGTGTTGAAACCCTTAATCAATCATGGACTTCATCATTAAAAGAATGCGGTAAAAATATATCAAAATTTATTGATCTTAATGGGTTGACGCCTATGTGCAGTATTTATCCAAGATGGGGAACTCCAATTTGGACCCATGAATTATATAATAGTACATATGGGTATCTTGGCCTAAACTTTAAATTTAATTATAAAAACCAAACAGTTGATAATGATACATCTATTATAAATTATGAAACTACTTCAGTTAACGTTACCGCCAATACATTAGGGTCCATATTAAATCAAAGAATTTTAATATCTGGACAATCATTTAAACAAAATCATATAATTACAAACATGTCATCTACCGTCGATTTAACGGGATCATTAAATAATGATATTTGCGAATTTACATATCCTGAAAATTCTTTAATTATAACATTTACTGAAAATATAACTTCTAATTGGAATCAAAGATTTTATACAGAATGTGCATCTTCAATAACACAAGAATACCAAAGTGATAAGAGATATAATGCTCCTGATTATTGGATTCCTTCTAATAGTGTAGGGTCGTGTTTAAATGGTGGAACAAGAAATTCAACTCAAACCATATCAGAAAAAATAGCATGGAAACGATATATGGATGGTACTGGTTTGGGCGGGGATGTTCCTGATTATGAAACTATCTATGATGTTAAATTAAATAAATTAAAAGATTCTATAAATTGGAATTATCTTAAAACATGGTATATTGGACAGCAATGTTTTGGAACAGCAACTTCAGCAATTATTGCCGGGGGTCATAAAATAGATACCAATACAGCCTTAAAAGGTATTAATAATGGTTATCACGCTAATGATACAACTAAAAGAACCTTTATTTGGGACACAAATACAATACCGGAAGAAGATTCATATAATAGCATATACTTAGGACGAAGATTATTCAATTATTATTGGAATGGACAAAGTATTGATTCAAATTCAAATAATTCCTCGTTATCATCATTAAATGTTATTATATTTAATGGCGAATCTAATATTATTGTTGAACGACAAGGAACCATATTATTTGACGGAACACAAAAATTAGTCTCAGTAAAATTTGATACCCCTTTGCCAGATGATGTGACAACTTATGCAATATCATTAACCCCAAGTGATAATATTAAAATGTGGTGGTCTGATAAGTCTAATACAGGATTTAATATTAATTGTGAAATTGACAATTTTAAAGGATATGTAGATTATTATATATCATCTATTGTTAAAGCAACAGAAAATGATATTAATAATTTCGATCCTTTAGAAGGCTATAATTTTGATAAATAATTAAAAAGGAAAAATATGGCAAATAGACCGGAACCGTTTTTAACATCTGGAATTAGTTTGGGAATCCCAACTAATAATCCCTTAACTATTGAAAATATTGATAATGCTATATTTTTAGATAGTAATGGGGAAATGCATTTTAAAGATTCTTGGGTTCCAACACAAACTGATATTTTCGGAAATATTTTACAAACATTAAAATTAAAAGATTTGTGGACAAAAAATAATGGTGTATATTCTCAAGATGGAAAATTATATTTTAAAGATTCTACCGTGGATCGTCCTTATAGTTTACAAGAAATGGTACAATCATATAAAGATATAACCAGTAAACTTATTAATGGTGGTATCTATTGGTTAGGCAGAACATCTATATCCAATGATGAATGTGAAAATATCATGATTAATATAAATGGCGATAAAAATTTGACTATTAATGATGATGGGGCAAGAATATTTTTAAAAGACACCAATGATCAATATAATCAATTTGCCACCGGAACTAAAGTTTTTTCTATTGATAATTATTTAAATAATTTAACAATAACAGATGGGGGAAATAAATTTACCACCGTTGATGGCCAATTAAGGTGGCATGATGTTCCAAATCATCACATTTTATTACCTCCTATAGATATGAACAAAGCTCTTGCTTTATTTTCAAAACTTTGTATAAGACTTATTAAAAATGATACTCCTATTTTATTTAGACTTTATGATGAAACAGCAAATGTTGTTTTAGATCAAATATCAATTAGTAATAATTCAGAAAATCCAATGGAACAACAACCAACGTTAACACATTATGGCCAATTACCAACTTATTTAGAACAATTACAACAATTAAAATGTCAATGCCAAAATAATATTACTGATGAAGAACCGCCTCATATTATTAAAATACAATTCTATACTAATTTTGAATTTAATGATTCGAATGATGATTTGACATATTATTCATATTTAGAAAGAAGAGTTATTGGGATTCCAAATTCATTAAATGTGACTCCTATAAATAATTCCAGTATTGATTGTATTATTTGGGATACTAATAAAAATGATACAATAGGAAGAAAAACCGGAAGTGCGGTTTTTAATAATCAAGATTTAATTAATATAACATTTGATAATAATTTTACGTCATCTGAATATTCTATTAATTTATCATGTAATAAAAATATAAATGTATTTTGGAATAATAAAAAATCATCTGGATTTTCTATAAAATCAGAAAAGAAATTCACAGGAACCGTGGATTGGATTGCAACAAAATTGAAAAATGAAGGTGCCGCATGACAATAGAATCCTTCCAAACTACCGCATTACAAATAGGAAAAATTGTTAGGGCACTAACATCTGACGCCACAGGAAACTTAATATTTAGAGACAACCTCAATCCTGATGGGGAAACTCTTTCAAGATTAATTAGTGGTTTGATTTCATCAAATATATCATTTGATTCATCTTCAAATTTTTATGCTGGTATAACAAATGTTCAAAACGCTTTAGATTTTTTAAATCAATTTGCTTATTTAAAATATACGGCCCGGTTTATTTATGTTGATCCTACTATTCCAGCAGAATATGTGGTATCAGGTGATTTATATAATAATATGAACGATGCTATTACTTACGCAAAAACGTTAATAGCAAATGGTTACAATACGATTAATATATTAGCAATGGGAAGTCATAAACAAAATTCATTGGATACCAATTCAGATAATGGGGTATTTACTTTTGATGGAACTGAAGAAATAATATTAGATGTAAATGGATTAAATATAATTGGTATTGGGAATCCAATTTTTAGAGTAAATAATTGTAATGGTACAAATATTGTTAGAAAAAATATTTTTAATATTAAAAATAACTCAATTAATAAATCTTCAATAGTATTCCAAGATATATCATTCCAATTTGTTAATTCTACTTATACATCATTTATAAAAATAGAAAATGCATCACAATCAATAAATGTTAAAGAACGTCATGGAGTTAAAATTATTAACTCTACGATTTCGTTTACTATTGGTTCACAAGATTATAATAGATTGGTTGATTTTGATAATGATAGTTCAATAACTCCAACTGATGTGGAAATTGATGGAATATCTATGGGGTCTATTAATAATGTTATACCGTCAGCAAATCCAATTCAGTTACTTCATATAAATCATAATTCACAATCTGTAGTTATTGTTAATAATTTAAATACCGCACATTGTCAACAACCGAATGCAGAAGAAAATGAATTAACTACTAATATTACGTCTCTTGAATATATTAATTGTAAAAAAGGAAAATGTATAATCAATAATTGTGTTTTAGATGAAAAATCCTATTGGATAGGAAACTTAGCATCAAATGTAACAACTAAGTTATTAAATGCTGATTCTTCAGATTCTAGAATTTCTATTTTTAATATTGGTATTGTCAGATCTGATTATAATACAAATTATGAAGATAATACTGGAATTACATTATTAAAAGATTGGATTGTTCAAACAAATAATGCTGTTGTTAATTCCGTTGGTGGGACTGATGAAATTTATGATATCACAGTTCAATCAATTCCCACATCAGGAACAGGAACGTCTGGGTCTTCTGGAACATCCGGTACATCCGGCACACCGGAATTATTTTATAATGTTAAACCAGTTAAATCATTTTGGAATAAAGATAATATTATTTTTGGACTTGGACATAGAAATGAATTAAGAATTGGAAGTCCTTCAAATGATGATATTAATAATTATTTAAGTAAATATGATATAACCAATTATGGAATACCATTTTGGTATAATTCAACCTTAAAGAAATTCCAATTTTTTGATGGAACTTCTGTTCATACAATTGTTTCTGCAACAACTTAATTATTTGGCATTATTTTTAATAATTTTTGTAATTCTTGTATTTGATTATCTAATATTATTATATCTTCTGGTTTAGCATCTTTCTTTTTTAGATTTAATCTATAAATAAGAACATTAACATAATTTGCTACATAATTATTGGTATTTATTTCATTTCGATTTGCCAAAGAATCTGATATTTTTTTCCATTCTGTTATTTCTTCAATTCTGTATTTAATTTGTTTTTGTAATTTAATAAATTTATATTGTAGTTTTGAGAGATTTATTTTAGTTTCTCTTAAATCAAATTCTTTAATTGTTTTTTTATCTGAATCCGTTTCCGCTTGATATGAAGTTTGTATTTTTATTAATGTCAATTCTAATTTTTCTATATTTAATTGTAATAATTCTAAATCATATATATCATTCAATAGTTGATCTGCATGAACTTCCGCTTCGATTTTGCATTGCCAATATTTAGACTCTGGTGTAGGAAAAGAAGAATCTGATAAAACCCCAAATAGTTTAACTGGTAATGGTCTATACATAGGTACTTTATAATAATTATCCAAAATAAAATTTTTATTATTTTCAAGATTTTCCATGTCTTGTTTGGTCAAAATACTTTTAGAAGATAATGATTCTAAAATACTACAATTTTTAAATGGTGTTAATTCAGTTTGATTCATATTTCAATTTCCTATTATCTGATCCACAATATTTAATTTTTTGCAAGTATCAGCATCTAGCCAAACGTCGCGTGCGGGTAATAATTCTTTTTCAATTCTTTTTTTAGTTAATCCCGTACATTCTTGATAATGATTTAATAATCTATTATATATTCTATCTAATTCTCTCGTATGATTTTGTAATTCCGTGTGACTTCCGCCTATTTCTGTCGAGAATCTATGTGACATAAATTGGGTTTTTTTAGTGCAACATCTATAGCCTTTTTCGCCAGCCATAAAAATAATTAATCCTCCTGAACATGCTTGTCCGTAAGCATGACAGTGAACAGGAGTTTCGATTTCAGAAATAACATCGCATATCATTTGTGAAGCATATAAATCGCCACCTGGACTGTTGATAATTAATTTTATCGGTTTTGGATTTTGTAAGGTTTTATTTAAATCGTCTATATTATATAACTGTTCAACTATTTCTCTGGAACTATCTATTTTTATTTCCCCTAAAATAAATAACCTAAAAGAACTCCAAATATTATAATCATCTATATTATTATCCGGGGAAACTGTGCCTAATTGTATTTCTTGTGCGGTCATTTTTATTCCTTATGTTTAAATTTTTCCGACGTTATCAGGAATTTCATTTGGGTTAAAATATGATAAATTAGTATAATTATTTCCCTTTATTCTAGTAAATGAACCAGAACCAATAACACTTGTTTCACCACAATCACAAGTAGCCCATTCAGTATTTGAATGCGGAATAACTATATCTTTACATGCATTGCATTGTAATTTAATCTTTAATACTGTATTAGTCCAATGATCCATATTTAAATCCTTTCATACAATGAAATTATTTTATCACATACTGAAGAAAAATCAATTTTTGGGTGTAAATGAATTTGCTCATGCAAACATTCATCTGGTAATCTATAAGCAGATTCATATTTATTAGTATATTGTATGCCTTGTCTACACAATTCAAAAACATAATCACATGATTTAGCTTCATTGACGAATCTTACATCTGGAATAATTACAATGTTATAATGATTTTGTTTTTTCTTACATTTTTGTATCCAAAATTCATCGTGTATTAGTTTGCGAAAACAATCAGTTCCTACTTTATTTAATAAATCTCTGGGAGAATACCCAATTAAACAAGGCAAGGGAGCGGTTAATTCCGTCCATTTTGTTTCTTTATATTGTCTATCTTGTAACGTCCTTATTGGAATTCCAGTAATATGCCAAACTAATTCATATAATTCATCACTAAAAGATGCTTTATTTATACATATCCCACTATAATTAAAATTCATCATTTTAATTATAGCATTTGCCGTTGTATCTTTTCCAACATTTTCTGGGCCAGCAAGACCTATAAAAAGAGTCATTTTTTAGTTTCCTGAAAAAATCCATCACCTAAATGAATATATGATGGTGTGGTGGATGATTCTAACATTATAACAACTTCCCCATTTTGGTCAATACATTTCGGACAGTGAATATTTCCGGTATTATGTTTAACATCAATAATAGTTTTGCATTTTGGACATTTTAATTCTTTCATAAAAGTTTCCTTTTTATAGTATAATTTAATTAATATTTATAACTAAAATATATTATAAATACATTTAAACGATTTTCAACTTAAGGAATATTACATGACTGTTAGATATAGAGATAAAACAGTTGGGCATATACATAATGATCCTATTTATATTACCCAAGCTGATGCTAGTTCTGAATTAAAAATCGGTCAAGTTGTGTATCTAGATGCCTGTGGGAAATTCTTGCCTGCGATGGCTATTGTTGGAAAAAGCAATGTTGTTGGAGTCGTTTGGTCTATTGAATCCCCGCATTCTTTTTATTTAAAACAAACTCCTGGTCCTTTAATGTATCGTTTTCCATTAACAAAAGAATATTTTGCGATGATTGGGGATAAAGTAATAGAAAATCAACCAAGTTCTGAAAAAATTCCTGGTGATATTGGGGCAAACTTATATCTAAGCGCAACTGAAGCAGGAAGTATTACAAATGTTCCTGCTATTTCAGGTGGCGATATTAGCTGTACTAATACTTTAGTTGGCACAAAAATGCCATATGGGTGGCTTTTTGATCCTAAAGTTTCTTGTAAAGATGCATTGGGTGTATATTGCAATACTATATTGTTAGGTTATATATCAGGAATGACATTTTCTACTATTGCATTTGATTGCAATGAATGTGATTTAACGATCAAAGGTACGATTTGTGCATCATTTGATTATTATTACTGCGCCCAATCCTATGCATTAAATGATGCTTTGCCATATGGTGAATGTGGTGATTTAACGTTTGCCTTATCTGGAAATGGATTAACTATTTCTGGTACATCTGAAAATACTGCTTATATGATCTATATAAGAGATTCCAATAATGTAAGTTATACATTTACATTAATGTGCGATCCTGATTTTATTGTGATTCCTGGTCCTGCTGGCCCCGCTGGTCCTCCTGGTGTTACTGGTCCTGCTGGCCCCGCTGGTCCTGCTGGTGCAACTGGTCCTGTTGGTCCCGCTGGCCCTCCTGGCCCTCCTGGGGCAAATGGCGCAATTGGCCCTTCTGGTCCTAAAGGGGATAAGGGAGATAAAGGAACAAATGGAACAAATGGCGTATGTCTAGAATGTGTTGACGTGTTAAATTATGGTTGTGGATTATCATTAACTGAAACTGATGATGGCGCATTATTATATAATTCTGGATTGGTTGATATTGAACATCCAGAAACCTGTACTGCCGAATTTAGTGTTGTTGGTGGGTTATCGACTACTATTACTGATGATGGTTGCAAAAATTTGGCATATGCTAATAAAGGCATTAATTTTAATGTTCCTACCTCATTTGTAGGAGGGGCTACCTTATTAATAAAAACAACTTCTGCAACTTGTCCAAATATTGAATTATATGGTGGCAGATTATTTGGCACTACTTGTACTGGTGGTATTAATGAAGATGGCTGTGCGGGAGATAAATATCAAGCTAAAATTAAAGGTGAAATTGGTATTGACGTAATACAAACAGCTAACCCAACGAATCCTAGTGTAACAATATCTACTGTGTTAGATTGTGCATATATTGAAATTCCAACTCCAAAAATAAATAAACAACCTGCTGGGGTCGCCATTAGTCCTGGTCAAGAATTAGTTAGCGCAATAGATAACGGTGGAAATTGTGATTATAATTCTACAATAAAAACGTTTCCTGGGCTTGGATTAAATCCATTAGACGAAACATTAAAATTTGGGGTATCAACAGTTGGCACTAATCTTATGTTTGATAATGGAAAAATTAATTTAACGACTAAAAAATTTCCAAATATTTCAGATGGTAATGGTACTCCAGTTTCAACTCCAGATAAGTATATAACAAAAGTTACTATTAATCAAACTGATGCTACTAATTATAAACTTGATTATGAATACACGGATTCAGTTTTAAAAGATCCTGTTATAGCTGGGGAAGGATGTGCGATTATTGGTGTTACTAAAGGTGCTGAACAAAATTATATATTTACCAGAGGCAATGTATGTTGTACATATACTTGAAAGAGGAATGAATAATGCCTTGTGAATGCTCTGTTGCAACTATTTTAGGTTATTTAAATGCAACTTTGGATAATTTTAATACAATTAAAGATTCTATAATAACAAATTGTCCAACCTGGGCAACGGATTATGATTCTGGAACTGCGCTATGGAATGCAAAACAATTTGATCTTGGTACGGGGCAACCATCACCATGCACTTTTCAAAAATATGGGCCAAACTGTATTCTTACTGATCATACCAATACCTTTACTTTTTATGAAGCAGCTACTTATAATCCAACAGACCAAATAGATTTAAATTGTGATGATGGTACATGCTCTCATTTACCAGATGCTTTACTTGTTATAACAGAAGCAATAGAAGCAGTAAATCAATCTATTTGTGAAATATCAGAAGGGGCATTGATAAAACCTGATACTATCAATAGAATTAGAACGGCAATTGGAAACGTTGCTGATAATTGTATTGTTAGTACAGCATCATCCCCTGAATGTTATGATAATGGTCAATCTGTTGAAGAATTAGAAAGCCCCGAAGAATGTTGGACTAAAACAACTTGTTATGACTTATCAATAAAATTTACAACATCTAAAGGGACTAATCCTAATGATTGTGATTGTGATGCGGGTGATTGTGAAGGAGTATTAGAAGATTGTTCAACGAGAGTAAACAGTGGTGATTATTTTTCCATCAAACATTTTTCGGAATTGGTTTCTGAATCTGGAAAATTAACGGGGAAACAATATTGCTGGTGTTGTAATACCGGATCTTCTAGCTCATCTTCAATGTCATCTTCATCTTCAAATTCTTCAAGTTCGTCTAATTCCTCGTCTTCTTCATCAAAATCATCTTCTAGTTCATCATCTTCAAGATCATCATCCTCAAGTTCATCATCAAAATCATCTAGTTCATCCTCTTCAAGTGGTCCAAGTTCATCATCCTCAAGTTCTTCTAAATCATCTTCTAGTTCATCATCCTCAAGTTCTTCTAAATCATCTTCTAGTTCATCTTCTTCTGCTGTATCATCTTCTAGTTCCTCTTCTAGTTCATCATTATCATCGTCATCAAAATCTTCAAGCTCTAGTGCAACTAATTGTTGTATTTATAATGGGCCATATACCGATGTTGTATTATCAACTTTGGGAGCGGGACCATTTTATTGCGGAACCTCACATGAATTAGACTCTGGATATACAAGTTGTAATACTATTCCCTATCAAGATTATTGGGCGTTAGATATTTATAGTGGGTTAATTTCTTCGCATCCATTTTCAATTGATACCGAAAATCCTTCTTGTATTGGGCTATTTAAAGCTGTTGAAATATTTTTTAAACGAGAAGATGGTTTGGAAGAAACCATATCCATAACAGAACTAGATTCAAATAATGAGTATGGTTTTATTATGGGACAGTGCCCTAATGGCGATATTCCAACCCCGTCTGCCTTTATTTACAATAATCCATTATATGCTAAAAAATTAGAAATTACAAGACTTAGATTTTATGTATATGATGGGGTTTCATTTCAACCAGTATGTCAGTCTTATCAAGACTGTTCGATAATAATAGAATCTACTGAAAACGTATGCAATTCAGAGTATGAAATAGGAATAGAGACTGCTATTTATTGTGATATTTCTGATATTCCTGCTTGTTTTAATATATCTTCGTCATCATCATCAAATTCATCGTTATCCTCTAATTCATCTTCGTCATCTTCTAAATCATCTTCTTCTTCCCATTCATCATTATCATCTTCTAAATCTTCTAAATCATCATCTTCTTCTAGTAATCATGTAAGTTCTAAATCTCCTACTATGACAATTAAAATTCCAGATAGTAATTTGTGTGGAATATGTCCGTCTAATTTATCGTTGACTTTAACTATTTATTATTTAGTCGATAACATATATGTTCCGTGGACTGGAAATATTGAAAGTAAAGATTGTTTAGGAGTTTATTATTGGGTTGTGCATGAATTAGAAGATTGTACTACCTATAAAATAATATTGGACGGGTCAGTTTCAACAACCCAAGGATGCGGTGATATCACGTTCCATGGCGAACGGTATGTTCAAGTATTATGTGATTGCCCCACAATGTCATCTTCAAAATCATCAAGTTCTTCAAAATCATCAAGTTCTTCTAAATCATCATCAAGTTCTTCTAAATCATCTAGATCATCATCTTCATCATCCTCAAGCTCTTCTAAATCATCCTCTAAATCATCATCATCCTCTAAATCATCTTCAACCTCATCTAGTTCATCATCAATTTCATCGTCAAAATCATCATCTTCTAGCTCATCTTCAAAATCTTCTAGTTCTTCACGATCATCATCTAAATCCTCTGCATCATCAAGATCATCTTCAAAATCATCAAGATCATCATCTTCAAAATCTTCAAGTTCTAGCGCAAATTCTTATAATTATTCAACTCCTGGGGTCTATACATTGGAAGTTCCGTCAGGGGTTTCTAATTTAATAGTTATTACAGTTGGTGGTGGTGGTGGCGGTAACGGATCCTCATATTCCGGTGGTTCTGGTTACGGTATTGTCGGGAGTGGTGCCGGTGCGGGTGAAATAAATAACTCGTCAACTATTTCAGTAACGCCAAGTCAAGTATTATATATTTATGTTGGGGCCGGAGGTCTTGGAGGGTGTGCAACCCATAAAGTAACATGTACTCCCCCTGATCCTGGGTTTAAAGAAAAAGGTTATGCGGGTGAAGATACCTATGTTAGATTGAATGATAGCCCATTTACTGAATTTTGTAGATCTGCTGGCGGAAATGCTGGTTCTTCGCAAACGGTAGGGGGGGTTGGTGGGACTGGAAATGGGGGGACTGCTGGGGCTAATGGGGGAAATGGATATAATCCATTATCAAGTGGTACTTGGTCGGGGCCATTAGGCGGAACAAATGCCCAATATTCTTCATATGGTAAAGGTGGGGATGGGTCATCAATAACAACGGGGACATATGAAGAGGATGGTGAGGATGGAACCGGAGGATATGTAAGTATTCAATTATTTTAATTTTTTTCATAATTTGCTATAATTTAATTATGAGAAAAGTAATTTTGAAAAATCATCAAAGTCCTGGTGATTTAGTAATGTTGTCTGCTTTGGTAAGAGATATTCAAAAATGTTGCCCTGGACAATATCAAGTTGATTTAGATGTAACATGTAAAGAAATTTTTGAAAATAATCCATATATTACTAAATTAAATCCAAAAGATCCAGATATTATAAAAATAAATGCAGATTATAATTTAATTCATGATAGCAATAGACGCCCATTTCATTTTATTCATGGATTTATTCAAGATTTTAATGAAAAAATGGATGAAAAGATATATCCAACTGAATTTAAGGGTGATATTCATTTATCTGGTGATGAAAAAGTATGGTATTCACAAGTTTACGAATTAATTGGAAAAGATGTTCCCTATTGGATTGTTGTATCTGGTGGGAAACATGATTATACTGCTAAATGGTGGAATCATAATAAATTGCAACAAGTAATTAATTATTTTAAAGATAAAATAACATTTGTTCAAGTAGGAGAAAAAGAACATCATCATCCTATATTAGAAAATTCTATTAATTTAATAGGAAAAACCGATTTGAGACAATTAATACGGTTGATTTATCATTCGTATGGAATTGTTTGTCCAGTTACATCATTAATGCATTTTTCCGCCGCCATAGAAAATAAATTTGATAAAGATAGGATTAGACCCTGTGTGGTTATTGCTGGTGGTCGTGAAGGATCACATTGGGAGCAATATCCTGGGCATGCTTTTTTAGATACAATTGGAAGATTAAAATGTTGTAAAAATGGAGGATGTTGGAAATCAAAAATTGGAAATTTAGATAAATCTAATCATATAAAAGGACAGAGTTATTGTGAAAATCCCGTAGTTTCAAAAGGTAATATTATTATTCCTAAATGTTTAGATATGATTACCGAATTTGATGTAATTCATGCTATAAATAATTTTTTGGAATATGACAAATGAAAATTGGAATCTTTTCTAAATTTCAAATGGCTGGGGGGTCTGAATTTAGAAGTATTGAATTATGTAATGGTATTAACAATTTTTCTTCCCATGATTGTATATTATTAGTTGATTCTTCTAAATTAAAACCAGAATTATTAAATAATATTAATCATAAAGATAAAATTATATATAATTGTTTTGATAATAAGGAAGAAATATATAATTGTGATTGTTTAATAATAATTAATACAGACAGTAAAGAATTTTCAAAAATATCATATTGGAAGAATAAAAAGATTGATATATCAAGGCTTAAGAAAATGGTTTTTATTTATAATTTTATTATAAGTCCTTCTGAGAATTTACATGAATTTGAAAAATATAATGTTGATATTAGGATATGCGCCGGGAATCAAAGATTTTTAAATGAATTAACAAATAAAGACAAATTAAAAAAAGTTAAACATTTACCAAGAATTGTATTAGAATCTCCCATTAATAAAGATACTATATATCAATTTAAAACACCGTCAGATAAAATTCGTATAGGAAAACATTCAAAACCATTTGGTGATAAATGGAATGATGAGCATTATGATTTAATAAAAATGATTAATGATAAATATGAAGATAGAATTATTTGGGATTTTATGGGGACTAATAAAGAATTTAACGAATCATTAAAATCATTTAAAAATGTTATATTGAGAGAACAATTTACATTACCTGTAAGTGTTTATTTAATGAATCTTGATATATTTTTGTTTTATCCAAAGTGGAATAGGCAGGAATGTTGGGCGCGGTCTGTGGCAGAGGGATTATTATCAGGTTGTCCTGTATTAGCAACAGATGTTGATGGTGGAAATAGAATGCAGATAGTTGATGGTAGTAATGGATATTTATGTAAGAATTTAGATATGTTTTATGAAAAATTAGAATTTTTGATAAATAATAAACATATGATTGACAAATTAGGAAAGAATGCTAAATTATATGGAGAATATTTTACTACCGAATATATAATAGATAAACTTATGAGGTTTATAAAATGAAATTGTGGGATGAATATAAATGGAATATATGGGATCCTATAAAGGAACCATTACCTGGAGAAATTAAAGATTATAAAAAAATAACAATTTGTACTACTTGTATGAATAGAACTTATGATTTGAAAAGCACTTATATAAAGAATTTAGAAATATGTAAAAAATATCCAAATATTGATTGTGTATTATTAAATTATAACTCCAAAGATGATTTAGATGATTTTGTCCAAAATGAATTACAATCATATATTGATTCTGGATTATTAAATTATTATAAAACTACGGAACCCGAATTCTATGAAATGGGGCATTCGAGAAATATTGCATTTAAATTAGGTAACGGTGATATTGTTAATAATATAGATGCTGATAATTATTTACAAGATTATTACATTAAAATTATTAATTTATTAGCACAAAATAATAATGATAATACGATATTTGTAAAAGGCAAAAGAATGATGCATGGGGTTTTAGGTATTTATAAATCTAAATTTTTAGAACTTGGTGGATATGATGAAGATTTATCTGGTTATGGTTACGATGATCATGATTTAGTAAATAGATTTATGGCATTAGGTGGTAAAATGATGTGGTGGTGTAATTTATTACCTATTAATAGAATTAAAACAAAAAGAGAAGAAAAGTCTAAAAATATGAAAATAAAAGATTGGAAAATATCAGAAGATAAAAATAAAGAAATTTCTTTAACAAAATTAAAAAATAAAGAATTTATTGCCAATAAAAATAAATCATGGGGTGTAGCAACATTATTAAAAAATTTCAAGGAAACTATTCATGTATAATGTAATTGTAGCCAATTATAATAAAGATAAATCTAATTCAGTTAAAAAATATTCTTTGAAAACTTTAGAATTAGATTTAAAAGCTCAAATAGATAATAGTTTACAATTGGGATGGGATGTTACTAATTTTTTGGTTTTAACAAATTTTGATTTTGAATATTTAAATATTAAATCTACTCAAATTAATTTAAACAAAAATTGTTTAACGGGTAGTAAATTATTTGCCATGAGAGAAATATTTAAATTAAACATGGTGGACGATAATATTTGGATACACGATTTGGATGCATGGCAAAATGATGTGTTTGAATTTCCTGATATTGAATATTGTGGGTTGTGTGAGTATAGCAAACCTAAATTTAATGGGGGTAGTATGTTTTATACCCCAAAAGCAAAAAATATAATTTTTGCGTTATGTGAATATTTAGAAAAAAATAATCAAGCCAGAGAAGAACCAACTTTAGATAAAATATTAAGAAATGAATTTAAAAAAGAAACCGTTATTTTAAATAGTTCTTATAATGTAGGGTGTTCTGGATTTAAAAAACGATATGATAAAGCCATAAAACCTATAAAAGTTATTCATGGCCATTTAGGAAATAATAGATTGTCATGGGATACTCATGTAAGAGGTAGAAATGGTCCTGAATATGTTTCTTGTTCAGACAGATTAAAGAAATTAATTATAAATTATTATGATGACAAAATTAAAACTTTTAAATATGAAGACGATATTGGGCCATATGAAAAACGAATAAAAGAAGTTGATAGAATCTTAGCAAAAAGGATGAGGCTATGAAATTAAAAAATATTGAATTGGTGGATGAATTTAAAAAAATAATTGATGAAAAATTAATTAATGAAGATTTTTTAACTAATTTTATATTTTATAAGGTTGGGTTATCATTAAATGTCAAAGCATTAAAAATTAATGATAAGAAAATCACTGAATGTTGGAATGGGTTGTGTTGTAGTCAATATCCAAATGAATTAGCTAAATTTTTAATTTGGATATATAACAATAAATTAACTATTAATTCATATTGTGAAGTGGGAATTAATAGAGGCGGTACATTTTTTGTAATTGATAGCTTTTTGCGAGCATGCAATCCAAATTATAATTATGGATTAGCAATTGATGTTATGGATAAAGTTGTAAGAAAACATAATTTTATGGATTATCAAAATAAATATAAAAATTGTTATTTTATACAAATGGATTCTAAAAAATTTGAAACTACTAGAAATTTTGATTTAGTATTTATAGACGGCGATCATTCTTATGCTGGTGTAAAAGGGGATTATGAAATATTTAAACCAATTAGTAAATATACTGCTTTTCATGATATTAAATGGTTAGGGTGTGACGTTCCTAAATTCTGGGGAGAATTGACAGGTGATAAAAAAGAATTTTTAAATACTGATTTTAAAAGATTCCCAATTACTATTGGTATTGGACTTATTAAAAATGCATAAAATATATTCTCCAAGAGAAACACATCTTGGGGGGACATTAAATGATTTAAATTATTATATTCATTTAGCTAAACAAGAAAATATTACTGTTAATCTATCTAATCATTATATTAAAGGAAAATCAAAAAAATATCCATGGGCACAAAAAGAATTGTTAGAATTATTAATTGATAAAAATTTAATTAATATTACAGAAAACGATCCAACTGAACCATATAAAAAATGGAATGATTGTTTTATAGAATTGCCGTTTTGCAAATCAAAATATTCTTGGAAAAACAATTCTAAAATTATTGCGTATCAATTTGATGGGAAAACCCATAAATGTAAGAATTTTCCTTCTACAAATATAGAAAATCTTATTTTAGATCATATTAAATTTTATGGATATGAACCAATACGATTAGGAAATCATTTAACATTAAATGCTTGTTCTCAAATATTGAGCAATTGTTTATGTTTAGTTTGTATAGATAGTGGTTTTGGGTGGTTAGCTAAGACTATTGGGACACCTATATTTTTTACTAAGAATTGTTTTCCTGAAAAAATATTTCATGAATATCATGATAATTCCCATTTTCATTTAAGTGATAATTATATTGATCTTATAAATAATTTACGATCTTTATTCTATTATGGATTTGATTATTATAAAAATAATTGCTTTAATAAACAATGGATAGATGATTAAAGAGAAACTTATGATAAACGTTGACTATGAATATGAAATTGGACGAATAAAAAACAACAATTTTATTGAATATGGAAAAATCTGTTTTAATAAAGATGGTTCTATTACTAAAAAATTTGGAAATAAATGGTTTTCTGATAATCATTTTGTAACATGGAAATTGAGAAATTTTCAGTTGTACATTTTAGACAATGATAAAAACATTACGTTTATTATTGATATAAATTACGGATATATTTTATTAGGAAAATATTTAAATTTAAATCAAAAAATTTATTTAATAATAAATAATTCATTTCTTGAAAAATATAATATTTTTTATAAAAAAATTATTCGTGAAATTATATTTAATAATTCATATGGATTATTATCTGGAATGAATTTTTATCCTGATTATATAATAGATATTGGAGCAAATATTGGTATTTTTACTTTGTTGGCCTCTTATATATTTCCAAATTCAACTATTATAGCGATTGAACCAGAATTGAATAATTTTGTTCAACTAAAAAACCATTGTGTTTCATGGAATATTAAATGTGAAAATAAGTTATTATATAATAAAGATAACGAATTATTAAATTTAAATTTAAACAGAGGTCAAAATTTAGGTGGCCACAAATTATCTACCAACATTGGACCCATACAAACAATTACATGGAGGACGTTACTTAATAAATATAATATCACAGAAAAATCATCAATATTATTAAAATTTGACTGTGAAGGGTGTGAACAATATTTTATAGAACTATTATCTGAGTATTCTAATATAAAATATATATGCGGGGAAATTCATTATAATTTTAATGATAACATTAAAAAATCAACCAATGCATTCTCTAAATATTTTGATATCAGTAAATTTAAAAAAGAAAAAACATTTAATTTTATTTGGACTGATTAATAAATGTTATATAATAAAAAAAATGGATTTCCTAATGTAAGAATATATCCGAAAACTAATGGAGTAATTCATCCCTATCTGGCACCAAAAAAACTTGCTTTATGCTATTCTGGCATTCCAAGAGATTGTTTTAAAACATATTATAATCATATCATGTATTTTACTAAATGGTTCGAAAATTATGATATTGATATTTTCTTTCATTTTTGGTATAAAGATAGCAATGAAAACAGTAGTGACCCAGCAATGAGTTTTAAAGGTGTTCACTATTCAAAATTTTATAATTGGAATAATTTAGGAAGCAAACAAGAAATATTAGATTTATATCGCCCCAAATTATATAATTTTGAACAACCTATTTGTTTTGATACCAAGTTAATCAAAACTAGACGTATTTTAACTAATAATGTTTATTCGATGTTTAATAGTATTTTGAAATGTAATGAATTAAAAACCCAATATGAAAATAAATATAATTTTATATATGATACTGTTATTAGAATAAGAACTGATTTAATTTGCCTGGATACGAATATACAATATCCAATTAATAATGAATTATATACATTCAAAAAATATAGTAAATTTAAAACCCATGATACTTTTGCTATTGGCGATTCAAAAAATATGAATATTTATTCAGAAATGTTTAATAATTTAGAATATATACAAACTAAATATAAATGCAATTCTATCCCTGAGACTTTATTATATTTTTGGTTGGCTGAAAATAAAGTGAAAAATAATCAAATATTAAGATACTTTCCTTTGTATAGAATGTATATTGACCCGATTAAATCAATATTTAGAAAGCCATATTCTGTAAATGAATTGGGAGTATTATAAATTATTATAAACTGATATAATATTATAATGATTTATATAACAGGTGGCTCTGGATTTATTGGAACCAATCTTATAAAATATTTCAATAATTTAAATATTTTTGATATTATTGTTATTGATTATAAAGAACCAGAACAATCTTTAAAAATAAAAAATTATATAACCCCTAGTATATTTTTAACACTTCTACCAACCATTAAAAATGAAGAAATAATTCATTTAGGGGCAATAACAGATACATTATGTAATGACTCAAATTTATTAACTAAGGAAAATATTAATTATTCTACAGAAATAATAGACTATTGTAGTCGAAATAATAATAAGTGTATTTATGCGAGTAGTGCGTCCGTATATGGGAATGGTAATAATTTTCAGGATGGTTCCTTTATAGGTGAGTTAAGACAATTACATCCCATAAATTTATACGCACAATCAAAATTACAAGTCGATGCATTCGCCTCCTATTTTTTTGATAATTCCTCTCTATTTGGGCTGAGATTTTTTAATGTATTTGGGCCATATGATTATAAAAAAGGAAATATGTCAAATTTTATTTGTAAGAATTTTAATAAATTTAAAAATAAAGAACCTATTAAATTGTTTAAAATGAATACCATACCTCAACGAGATTTTATTTATGTAACTGATGTGTGCTATATAATTTATGAATTTTTGAATAAATCATTAAAACCTAGTATTTATAATGTGGGAACTGGTATTTCTAATACTTGGGAAGATTTTTGTAAATATATGTATATAGCTAATGGGCATGAATTTTCAAATGAATTAATACAATATATAGAACCAACCTTTTCGTTAAATGGGTATCAATATTTTACAAAAGCTGATATAAGTAAATTAAGAATGCAAATCCAATATATTCCAACCACATTAAAAAAGGCATGTTATAATTATGTTCAATCTGGATTATAAGAAACCAAATATATTAGTTATTGGGGATTTTTTACAAGATATTTATAATTATGGAATCATAACGAGGATTAATCCTGAATCTCCCTGCCCATTAATCAATAATAAAGAAGTAACTTATTCATTAGGTGGTGCGGGAAATGTTGTTAATAATTTAATATCATTAAATGCTAATGTGTTTGCTATTGGTATTATTGGATACGATGATGCGGGACGCTTTATTGAAAAACAATTACACTCCTTATTAACTATGTCTAATTGCTTTCTATTTAAAATTAAAAATAAAACAACTCCTGTTAAAACAAGATTTTATGCTGATAATGTTCAATTATTACGAGTTGATAAAGAACATAATTGTGAATTATCAATAGAAAATAAAAATGATATTTGTATGAATTTAAAAACCATTTTAAAAAATACTAAAATTGATTCAGTAATAGTTTCAGATTATAATAAAGGTATTACAGATGATGGATTGTGTCAAGAATATATAAAAATATGCAAAGACCAGAATATTCCTATATATATTGATCCGAAAAAAGATTTTAAATATTATAAAAATTGTACATTTATTAAACCAAATTTATCAGAGGTTGAGAAATTTGCCCATTTTAATTTTTATGATTATAAAACTATGTTACAATATATTATAGGAACATATCAAATTGAAACTGCAATGATAACATTAGGTAATCAAGGGTTGGTATATTTAGAACGAGGAAAAGAATTTAAACATTTTCAATCTGAAATAGCAGAAGTAAAAGATGTATGTGGGGCTGGGGATACCGTGTTATCTACATTTGTATATTTAAAATCAATTGGATTAGACTCTTATAAAGCAGCAGAATTGGCTAATATAGCAGGGGGTATATCCTGTTTGCATATTGGAACATATTCAGTTAAATTGAACGATCTTATTCAAAAAACAAAAATAATATCAGATAAAATATTAAAAAATATTCTTCCAAATAATAAAAAAATCGTATTTTGCAATGGTTGTTTTGATCCTATTCACCCAGGTCATATTGAATTATTTAAATATGCTAAAGCACAAGGGGATATTTTGATAGTTGCTACCAATTGTGATGCATATATTAAAAGAAAAGGGAATAATCGACCGAATTTTTTATTAAATGATCGGTTGAATATGTTAGCAAGTATACAATATATTGATTATGTAACATGGTTTGATGAAGATACCCCAGAAAATTTATTAAAAATAATTAATCCTAATATTTATGTTGTTGGGAATGATCATGCAAATGACCATACTAAAATTATAAAAGATGTTAGAATTTTTAATAGATATGGCAATTATAGTTCATCAAAAATTAATTAGCCACAGCATTTTTTAAATTTTTTACCAGAACCACATGGGCATTTTTCATTGCGACCAATAAATAAATTATTAGGTGCTTTGTTAATATGGGTTGGTGCTGTTAATAATTGATCTAATGATAATTTTTGTGAATTATTTATAAATTTAGGAGCATAATTTATATTTTGTTGTATTGGTTGTGAAACGGGGGTTTTATATGGGGTGCCGTCATTTATTCTTAATTTACCATTATCATTAACAATAATTCCCAATTGTAACAATTGCTTTGTTGCTTCAATTTCTTCTTGTTCTTCAATTGGTGATTTATCTGATTGTTTATCTTGAAATTGATACCATTTATAATCTTTTTCTGGAACTGGAGTCGTATCATCAAAATCTGCATTGCATGTTAAATCATCAAAAGTAAAGCACCATTCATTTTTTGCTAAAAAATCATTTGATACTTGGCCATGATTTTGAAGAGTTTGTTTATTCGCGGGTTGATTCACCGTATGCTCCTTCGGCGTCATTTAATGTTTTATATATATTTGATGGGGTTGGAAGTGTATCTTCTTCTGAGTTCATATTAATTTTTCGTGAAACCGTAATTGGTAACGGTGGATTAAAATCTTGTTCAGGAGTTTGTTCAGCTTCCGGTTCTGAATTGTTTTTAAATGTTAATAATTTATAAATGCTTACGAGAATCATCCATGATAACAAGGAATGATTTTTAATAATTTCTAAATCATGAGGCAGCAGAGTTAATAAATAAATTAATAGCGAAAGTAAAAATATCTCTCCCATTATTGAAACCATATCCCACCAATATATTTTAATTAATTCGTTAATTATTTTTTTCATATTTTATCCTCTTTAAATAACTTTGTTAATTCCGGTGAAATCTGACGCAATCCTGTTCCTCCAATTTTTTTATGAATATTTTTCCAATGATAATCGTGTTTCATGTCCCATGCCAAAAAAAATTGCAATAAATGTGAAATTTCGTGACTAATTATTTCATATTGGAAATATTTTTGTTTTGAAAAAATTATTGGGCATAATGATATTTCCATTTTTTTAAGTGATTTATATTTAATTTCAGTATCAACAAATGCCCAAATATTATCATATTCATATAACGAATGATCATATTTTATTTCGACTGGAATTTCTAATAAATTTTCATAAAGAGTAAAATATTTTTCATTTCCGCAATTATTTTTAAATTTTTCCATTGCAATTGTTATAAGAGGGATGACAATATTATTATAATCATTATAATCTGTATTGATAATCAATATCATAAAACCTCTGGAGCAATTGAAAAGTTATCCCCGCATATTTTGTCTGCTAAGGAATCTAATAAACTATTATACAAGGTTGTGTCTAATTGTGCAAGGGCTGAATTTGCTTGCGAAATAATAGCATTAAGTGCTTGTGTTGGATTTAAGTCCTTGATAAGATTTTGGAGATTTTGAATTGATCCTGTATAAATTGATATAATATTTTGCACGTCATCGAATTTTTTTAATTTGATTGCATTTAAAATTTTGGATTGAATATCTTGAATTAATAATTCTGGGGAGTTGCTAAGATTATTAATCGAATTGAATATATCATTGTTTAATGATGCGGTTGGGAGGTTTATTGATTGTATAACGTTTGTCATATTTAATAACAACTGTAATCCTGCAAAATTGAGGGAATTAGTTAATTTGGCCATTTCTGCGCTCAATAAGGCAATAGCTTGAGTTGGGTCCAAGGTTTGCAATGATGTTAATATATCATTAAATTTTTGATTTTGAATCATACCAATAATGTCTTCAACTAAATCTTGTGCGCCATTGTTAATAGCATCTGTTAAATAACTATTTAACGCTTCAAGTTTTGCTACTGGATCAGTAATCTGCGATACTGCCGTCATTATTATATCGCGTTTTGCTTGTCTAATAGATTCGATAACGGTTCTCAATTGATCAAATAATCCAGATTGACACAATTGGGATGCTATTGAAATTAACTCGTCTAATCGTTCTAAGGGGTCTAATTTATTTAATTCTGTTAGGAGTTTTGAAAAACATTTTTGTGCGACTTCAGATAGAATTTGTGATTTTAATTTTGGGACAATCACTGGATTAAATTCAAAGGATGGGACTAATTGGGATAAGGATATAGTTGTTAAATCTTGAAGGCCAGAAATAATGGAATTGATAACAGGGGCGTTTATAGTTGGCAATGATATGTTTGTGCCCAATTTATCTAAATTTGCATCATTTAATTTATTAATAACATTAGTCGCACAATTTTTTATAATATTATTAAATTCTGTTAAAGGAGTTAAATTAGTAGGTACTTTTGGCAACAATTTATTTAACGAGGTATTATCCCCAAATGTTAATGTTTGTTTCGTGAATCCAGATAATTTGTTTTTAATATCAATTTCGGACAATCCTTTAATATTATCTGTTATTTTATTTAAATTTGTATCTAACTTATTAAATGACAATGATTTATTTAAAGTTGATTGAATGGTATTAATATCAGATTTTATTTGATTATCAACTGATGATAATGCATCTTTTAATTCGTCCGGTATAATTTCTAATGAATTACTTTTCTGCCCAAAAACAGGAAGATCAACTTTTTTAATATCAGTTTTGCATTCGCAATTACAAACAGGTGTTGCGACAGGAAGCGAAATTTTTGGTTTTTTATTTTTTGCCATAATATAGTAATTATATCTTTTTTTCAAAAAAACTCCCCATAATTATTTAAATTATGGGGAGTTTAAAATCATTCTTCATTAATAATTTTTAATAATTTTTCTTCTTTAGCGTCAATATGTTTATTAAGTGTAATGGATTCTTCTATTTCATCTTCTTCAGTTACAACGGTTTCTTTATGTTCGGCTGCAAATAATAGCTTATTTTTCTGTTTTTCGTCTTCATAAATAGCCAATTCCCTATCTATTTCATAACCAGATTTGGGTTTTGCGCTATACATTGAATCGAATTTTTTATTGAGCGATATAATAGCATCATTTGATGGACCTGGATATCTGTCAACAGACGAATATTTTGTTGGGTTTTTCAAATCTGTTTTTTCAACTTTTGAATAGTGAATAGTTGTCCAGTAACAATCCCATGGATTTGGTCCAACATACATTTTTATATCATAATATCCAATATCATGGCATGCACATCCGATGACTCCAATTTGTGAAGGGTTGTTTTTTAATTTAACAACATCACCGTTATTCAAGAAATTGCACTTTCCTGAATACCAGTCATCTATATACGATGAAAATTTTTGTTGTTCGTATTTAGATTTTTTTGGTCTTGCCATAAAACTCTCCTAAGAAAGGGGGTTGATGTTTTTAAAGGTGATATTTATTTAAAATTGTTTTTATTTCATGGATGGCTAATGATTCTTTTTCTTTATTAACCACCATAGAATCAACATTTTCATAAACCATTGAAAGACAAGACAATAATAATTGTTTAATTTTTTGTTCATCTGGATATGGAGGTAAGGTTGAATTTATATATAATTGTTCAAGGGCTTTTTCTTTATGAGTAAAATAATCAAAAATTTGTTCAATTTTCCATTCACCACGTCTTATTTCTTTTAATTGTTCAATATTTTTAATTAAATCAATATCGTGTTCGATTAATATTTGTTCAACTTCATTCATAAGCCTTACTACATGGTACGCAAATTTAACATCATATCCATATTTTTCGACTAATTCTTTTCGTGATCCTTCAGGGTTTTTTGATTTTATTTTGTGTAATTGGCTATATCCATATCCTTTGAAACGGTGCCAAGCCCCTTTATGTAAGAATATTTTTCTATTTTCTTTAACAATTTCACCGATTTTAGAAGTGTATATTACACATTTTCGATCTGTGAATAATGAATCTATCATATTAGGGTTGCATTCCATACATAAATTAAAATAATCTACAATATTATAAATGTTAAAATCATATTGTTTTTTAGTAACATTATCAAAAATATGATGTTTTTGCCAGCAATTAAATCGTGGACCCTTTTTCCCAAATCCTTCAATTTCACCATTTAAATGGGGAAATATATATTCTTTAGGAGGAATACAGAATCCATAAATATCATTGTCTGAATCATCATTATTTACCCCATATGCATAACTTCCCATGATTGTTAAATAATGAATACTATTTTCTAAGAAAATAGGATATTCGTTTTTATTTATGGCTTTTCGTTCGATTAGTTGATTGAATAGCATAATTCTTCCTTGTGGTTGAATATATAAGAAAGACCAAGATTTTCTAATCCGATGGTCCAATGTTGTTTTTCATATTTTGAAGCATTTAAAATGTATGCCGCAAATGTTTCTTGAATAGTAGGAACTTTTGGTTTGATTTTAGGAAACATATTGCATTCTTCTGGTAACAAGTGATTTTTTTTAATTTGACATTTTTTGCATGATGCAACAAGATTTGTCCAAATTGTTTGCCCTTTTAATTTTTTAGGAATAATATGATCCCGTGTACCGGAACTGTTTGTTAATAATGTGCCACAATATTGACAAATATAAGAATCTCTAATTAAAATAGCTTTTTTATTAGGTACAATACTGCGTAATTGCTTTCTATCCAGATTATATTTTAACGCGACAATGCATGGCCAAGAATATTCTTGTGAAACAGAATGTAATTTCTTATCTGGGTACTCCCATAATAATTGAGCTTTTTCTTCATATAATAAGCAAAAGGCTTTGAACCATGAAACTATTCCAGCGGGTTCATATCCCCTTGTTAATAATATCGTTCTAGCCATATCTAGCCCTTTTCCGTAAAGTTAATCTTATTCTATATCAGTTTTTTCAAAGTCAAGAAGAAAATTTTTATAAAATTGATATAATATAATTCAGGAGAACATTTTATGATAGTTTCAAATTTTCAACTTGTCAATTCTATTGAGACTTTAAATTATTTAATGACTCAAAAAATTGATATCACAGCATCATTTCAGTTGTTATTGATTACTGAAAAAATTAATGACCGATTAAAAGTTTTTGAACAATGTAAGAAAATTATATTTGATAAATATATTGTCAAAGATGAAAAAGGACAAGTTGTTAATGCCAAAGATGAACAAGGTAATGTATTGAAAGATAAAGTATTATTTAATAATTCTGAAGAATTTCAAAAAGAATACAATGAACTATTAGCGGTTGAAGTAGAAATTGAAATCCCTAAAATTGATAAAAAACATTTATCAAATGTTGTTATTGAACCTATTCGACTGAACACGATCCTTTGGCTTATTGTTTGATATTATAAAATAATTAAAATAATGATATAACCTCATAATTATAAAATAGTTATGAGGTTATTTTTTTATTTGTTTGAAATAATAATATAAATAAAGGTGGAAAACTAAATTATGCAATATGACACTACTGGTAAAGATAGTAATTCTAATACACAAATAATTGTATTAGATCATCTATTAGAGTTAATGAAAACTCAGCCGGATACTATTGTTGATATTATTAAAAGTCGAAATTTGCAAATAAAAATGCTTAAAGCCGAAATACAACACCGTAATGTTGTATATAAAGAAATGGAACAACGATCAGACAATTTAGTAATTGAAAAAAATATTTTAAAACAAGATAATGAAAAATTATTACAAGACATTGAAAAATTATCCCAATACAATTTAAAATTAAAAAATTATATTAAAGTTATCTTAGAAGACATAAAAGAACTTAATGAATCTAATACAAAACTAAATAATGCTATTAAAATGCCGTGGTGGGAAAGAATATATAATTATTCAGAATCTTTGCCCATAACAATAAAATCTATTATTCAATTTATTTTTCATCCTCAATTAATTAAATATTTTGGGTATTTAGTTATTATTATCATTATTTTAGCTTCATTTATTGGTTGGTCGCCTATTATTTCTACCGTCACTTTAATAATTCAAGCAATTTTTGGGGGATGAATATGAAAGGGAATGAACCAAAAATAAATATTTTATTAGCTGATGATAAAAGAGAAATTTGTGAGAGTTTAGATTTAAATTTACAATATCAATTGAAAATGTATAATTTAAAAACTTATTGTATTCAAACCGTTTTTACTTCACACGCTTGTCAACATGGAAAACAAACTGTTGCTAATGGATTTCTTCCTAATATTTGTATTTTTGATTTGATTTTTAATGGTGATACTGGATTAGATTTATATAATTATATTAAACAACAAACCCCATCTAATTATCCACTTTATCTTTGCATATATACGGGAACAGAAAAATTGTACCAAAAACGGCAAGAAGCAGAAATATTAGCATCAACTGAACATGGAAATGTTAAAATTGTTCAAAAACCTAATATTAATGAAATTTTATCGTGGTTCCATTATATACTTTCTAAAAAATATCATTTAGATAAAAAAATAGAAAATGATGATTTGTTCATGACTTTATGAAAGATGAAACATGGAAACAAAAAAATCTATTTATTTTCCTTGTACTACTTTAAATAGTTTAATCGAAAGTAATTGTAAACAATGTAAAAATTTTAAAAATGAATCGTGTCCTTTTTTAAAAATAGAAGATACTCCTTTAATTAAAGTATATAATGAACATATTAAAACCATTGCACATGAATTGCGGTCGCCATTAGCAATTATTACGTCATCAACTATTAATCAAATGAACTATTTAAAAGATTTATTCTATTCTGCTAATTTAGATGATGATACTAATTTAGATTATATTAAAAAAATTAAAGAACAAATTTTATTAATTCATGATCAAGTTAATAATATTGACTTATTTATTTCTTCTATTACAGAACATGAACAATATAATCAATCTTGTGAAATTATGGCCATTAATATTAAAGATTATTTAAAAGATATTATTAAAATATCTAAATCTATTTCACGTTCTATGTTAGTATTTGGAGAAGATGCTTTGTCTTTTGGGGATGTGTTAGGTAATGATTTTGATAATGTATATGCCTTAGTAAATCCTCAAGAATTAAATAGAATTATTTTTAATATTATAAGTAATGCGGCTGATGCGGTTTCTAATTTTTGGCATAAAAAAATTCAACAAAATTCTACTTATATTCCTAAATTAAAAATTAGATGTTTGAAATCAAAAGATCCATTTCAAACTTTAAATTTTAAAAATGATGTTATTGGTCCATTTGGACATGAAAAAAATAATTGCGAATTTTTTATAATTATTGAGGATAATGGTCCTGGTATTGAACAATCTATAATTAAACAATTATTTAAAACAACTATAACAACGAAAGAAAATAATCATTATGGGTTTGGATTGAAAATTTGCGAAGAATTGGCTAAAAAAAATCGTCTATCGCTATATGTCAAATCTACCCCTAATATTGGTACTAAATTTATTATAGGATTTCATGATATATTCATATCAAATAAAATAACTGAAAAAGATATAGCATATAATTCTATTAATAATATTGATTATGAATTATTATATTTCTCTAAAGATTCTGAAGATTTATATTGTGAATTGGTTAATAGTGAAAATGAAAAAGAAGAAACTGCGAATAAACCAATTACTGATAGAATAAAAGTATTTACAAAGAAAAATAGAAAATAATTATTTTAAACTTATTCGGACTGTTAAATATGATGTGCAAATATTAAATTTTGCAAGATCCCATGGATTTGGTGCGCCTTCCTCATCCATAGCAATTTTTCGTAATTTATCGCCAAATGCCGAAGTTTCATCTTGAGTTTCGAATGAAAATTTCTCAGATTTATTAGGACATGTTAATAAATATTCTTCTAATGATTTTATACTAGGTTCTTTTTTCTTTTTTGATTTGGTTTTGGGTTTTTCATCTACAACGGTGATCATAAAAACCTCATTAATTATTTATAAGTTCTAAAAATTGTTTTTCTGTTATTTTTGTTATTCCCAATTGATCTGCTTTTTTATTTTTTGATGACCCACTATTCGGTTCATCTGTTACTAAATAATTTAAATTTTTATTGACCCCAGATACTATTCCGCCATGTTTTTTGACCATTTTTTCTAAATCCCCTCTTTCATGAGACATTTTACCCGTAAAGCAAAATGATTTCCCAGCAATTGAAGAATGTTCAATTATTTTATCAGGATTCCAATTATTAATTATAACTCTGGTTTTCATTTCATCAATAAGAGGTTCGATCTTTAAAATATTATTTTTTAAAGTACTTGCTAAATTGTTGCAAAACCCCCCTATATTTGATGTGTATTGCGTATTTTTAACATATTCAATAAATGAATCCAAAGACGTTTCTTTATTAATATGCGATAAAATCGTTTCCAATCGTTTTTCACCAATTCCAGAAAGATTTAAACCATTTAAAAACTTAAGTAATGTTGTATTAGAAGTTTGCAATAATGCCTTTCTTAAATTTTTAAACATGGTCATTCCAAAACCCTCAATATCCAATAATCGTTCATCACCATTAATACACACATCATAAAAAGATGGCAAATCTTTGGCTATGCCAGAATCTATAATAGATATAACAGTAGCTTCAGCAATACCTTTAATTTCATGGGATTCTAACCAAGATAAAATAGTTCTAATTCGTTTAGATTTACTATTAGGATTGGTACTAACTAAATATACCAATTCTTTTCCTTCAATGTTTTGTTCTCTAACTATTGGAAACCCTTCTTCATCATGGGTTGGGGGTGTAATTTCTTCCCCATCATTTGAATATTCAACTCGTTCAATAGCAGGAATAACATCATTACGACGACTTATAACTACGGTATCCCCAATTTTTATACCTAACGTTTTAATATAATCAATGTTATTTAATGTTGCTCTGGATACCGTTATACCACCAATTAATACGGGTTCTAATAGCCCAATAGGACTAATACGACCTCCGGTATCATTCCACACCACATCTTTTAATATAGTAATCGCAGTCTCATTTGGAAATTTATATGCTATTGATAATTCTGGATAATCCCATTTATCATCTTCTAATACATTTTGTTTAATTACTAAACCATCTATATCATAATCTAATAACTTCCTCTTATTTTTTATATAATCATCCATAATCCTCTGAATATCATTATTTGTTTGACATACATATGATGGAACAGGATCAAATCCTAATGATATTATAAAATTTATCATATCTTCATGGGTTTTTAAATTAACATCTTTCCAATTAATAACATTATATATTTTAACATTAAGATATGAACAACCTTTTCCGTCAAATCTTTTTGCGGTTCCTGCTGCACTATTTCGACAATTTTTTCCTCCAACAAATTCTAAGTTTGATTTATATAATAAAATTTCACCTCGTAATTTTAATTTATTTTTATAAGAAATTGTTTTTTGTACCCCACCCATTTTTATACTATTTTTAAATAAATCTTCACCTGTTTCTCCATCCCCCCGTGTAATGGCATGTTTTAAATTTCCATCTTCATAAATCAATTTAATAGAAATTCCATCTAATTTTTCTTCAACAATAGTAGGGGGTTTGATTTTTTTATTAAAGAAATCATTTAACTCTTTTTCAGTATTGATCTTATTGAGACTTCCCATAAAATACGGGGCATGAGACATTTTTTCCCATTTAGTTGTTTGATCTTCAATATTTCCAATTTTCTTTAATCGTTTATTAGTAGGATCAATTTTTGCTAAACGAGATTTATAAGAATCATATTGTTCATCTGTTAATGTTGATTGACCAAAAGTATGATAATCAACATCTGCTTGATCTATAATGTTTTCTAAATATTTTATTTCACTGGCAGCCATAGAAATCCTTTCTGAGTTTTAATAATGCTAGTTCTTTGGCTTTTGCTTCTAAGTGTATATGACAATTATAACCGTCTAAATATTTAGGTAAAGGATTTTTATAATAATCTGAATGGTAAGGAATTAATTTAATATCATTTGCTGATTCACTATAATGTATTTGCATACTACGATTATTCCAAGTATTATAGGCTAATAGAAAATCTTCAAATGAATCATCAATATGTTTAGACCCCATTTCATTACTAAATAACCAATGATGTAAATCTAATGTAATTGGAATGTTAGGAAAATATTTAATCAATTTTTTAATAGACCATCCAGATTCTTTATCATCATTTTCAATAACAATTCGATTGCGTAAAGATTGTGATAATGATTGAAAAGAATTTAAAAATCGTTGAGAAGTTTCTGTGAAATCATTATAAGTTCCTCCAACATGAATATTGATAGGAATATCATTGTCATTGCCCATAATATCAATAATTTCGTTTTCTCTTTCCAATGCATAAATACCCAATTGTCTGACATTTAATAATGGTGATCCAAGACATACAAATTGACCAGGATGGAATGATATATTCAATTTATTGGTTGTAATATAATTGCCAATCTGCTTAAGGGTATTTATAATTTCATTATAATCTGGTAAATCTTTTAAATTATAATTTAATTGTTGATCGCCATATCTTGGAATTGGTTCTGAACCAATTCTAAATGTATTAATATTATTTTTTGTATTCCATTCTAAAATTGATAAAATATCTTTAACATTTTGCAATGCTAATTGTGAAACTTTAATAATATTAAAATTTCTTCTGATACATGTACGAGAAGAATAAATATTATTATTTCTGAGAGTGTTGTTGATACAACAATAACCTAGGTTAAGCATGCTTATAGAATACCTACAATCTCAGAACAGTCAAGCCTATTGACATAAATAAATTTTCCCATACACTGTAGGCATGAACCAATTAGAATTATCAAATCAACATTTAAAATATCTACATGATCGTTTAGATCATGTAGATGATAAAATAAACATTAATCAGCAAATTCGACTAGAAATTAAACAATTATTATTAGATATAACGGAAATCGCTTTTGAACCAGAACAACAAAAACATACGTTTTATTTGCAAGACTTATTAAGAAAAATTAAAATTCATTCAAAAAATTTAGAAGAATTCATAAAAGAAAAAGATCAACAACCATATTAAGGAAATATATGAAAATTAAACAAGATTTTATAACTAATTCTTCATCATCGTCATTTATGATAATTTTTGATCATAAACCAAGTACTGTTCAAGAGTTAGAATTGATGGGATGTTCTAGAACCATAAGCGAGTCGTTATTTAAAGAAATTAATAATAATCCAAAATTATCAAAAAAAGATATTAAACAATTTTTTGAATCATATCCTTTTCAATTTTATAATCAACCAATTTCGGCAATAAATTTAAAAAAAATCAAAATTTGAATACCCACAAGGAAACTATGAAATTAAATATGATACAAAATCCTTTAACCGTTGCGTTGATAATGATGACAAACTATATATTAAAACCGTTAATAAAATCTATAAAGAATTTATAAAGGCTTATAAGGATTCGTATATTATTAGAATTGAAATTGGTGATCATGGGGATAGGCCATAGCAGTATGAAATGTTATAAAATGTGAAAAAAAGTTTTAAAATTTACACAATCAGTTGTATAAATAAAATATATGAAACAAATATATAATATCACCCAGGCGGCAAAATTATT